CATATCCATTCAATCACACTAGAGTAAGCGAAAGTGGTCACGTAGAAGAATGGGACGACACAGTAGACCACGAAAGACTTATGAAATGGCACAAAACTGGTACGTTTGAAGAGATTCGAGAGACTGGAACAAAAGTTACAAAGATACAACGAGACAACTATAAAATCACATTAGGAGATGATTTTGTACACGTTAAGCCGAATGTAAATGGACTTGAGGGTGTTGGTGACGGTGGTAATATGTACATAACAGTTGATGGCAATGCTCATCTCAAAGTAGGCGGTGATTATAAGATGGAAGTTACAGGAAATTGGATAGTACAAGTAGGTAAAGATTGGACAGTAGATGTATTAGGAAATACACAAATTTCTACTGCCGGAACTAAACTTGACCAATCAGGTTCAGTACACACAATTAAAGGAAGTGTTATACACTTAAATCCATAATGTTTGAACCAAACGAAAATATGACACCGCAGATAACCGAAGATATTAAAGGTAGAACTGCAATCATCATTGATAATTTTTACAAGAATCCAGATGAAGTGCGGGAACTTGCACTGTCTTTAGAAGATGATGATTCGTCTGATTTGGTGAATGGATTCCCTGGAGTAAGAGGCTTTTATGAGACATCCGAAGTAAAAGAAAAATTATATGATGTATATTTTCATCTATGTACCAAATACTTTCCAACCTTTGATGAAAAAGAGTTTGAGAATAATTGGGGCAAAGCAGGCTTTTTAGTGAATGTTTTAAATGAAGAGACTTTAAAGGCGAATCCGATAGGCATAATACCTCATCAAGATTGGTGGATGAGTGACCCAGAAGCCTCATCTTTTCAATTTGGAAGTGTGATTTATTTAAACACTCCACAAGAGTGTGCAGGCGGAACAAATTTGTATAGTCATAATGGCGAGATGAGTATTCCATATGATTTAGAGCCAGAATGGGCTCAACATCTAAACCATATAGAACAAGATATCGAAAAAGTTAAGTACGTTAAATCTAAAGTAGATGGAAACAACCCATATACTTGTGAATTTGAGGCCAAAATGGTATATAATAGAATGGTATTATATCAAGCAGATGTTCTTCATAGTCAAAATGTAGACCTTGGTATGTTTCACAATTATAATAGAATAAATCAACCACTTTTTATGTAATTAGGAATAATTAAAATGCCAGAACCAGGAATATCAACATCGACAACAGCAAGTGCTGCCCTTATAGCAGAGCGAGGAACATCATTTTTCTCTGACGTAAACGATGCTCTAACAAGAGTTGGCGGCGAGTTACGGTCGCCTGCGTTTGACCAAGTTGCCAGAATGCAGTCAACCGCAGTGTCACTCCACGTTATGGATAAGATTGACCAAGTTGCTATTCAAACGGCATTCCCTAATGATGCCTCTGAAATATTGGGAGTATTGCAAGAAGTTCAAGACGTATCTGATGCGTTCACACACTGTGGAGACTTTGCTGAAGATGCCTTAAGAGCCGCGTCAACAGATTACATTAAAAATTCAGGCATTCAACAAGCAGGAAGAGAATTATCTGATGCACTAGGTTCAGCAGATGCAATGATAGATTGTGTGGCAGGATTTGCTACATTATTTGAATCTGCCGGCATAATGGATGATGCACTAAACTTAGGCGATATACCACAAATATCATCTCGACTCGATAACATCATACGTGATTTAACTGACCCAAATAAATTGGCTGATATTCTGGTTAATACCAGTGTCATACAAGGTCTTATATCAGGAATGAATAATATGTGTGGCGATATGATGGGTGCCCTTAATGGTCTGATACAAAAAGATGTTGATGCAATGCAGGCCGCTCTCACTAAATTAGCACAATGGGCCGCATTTGCTAAATTGGCAACGTCTGACCCTTGTGCCCTTGTAAATAATAATCAAATGTTATCTCATATTGCTGAACCAGTGATGGCAGATATCGTTAAATTATACGAACAAGCAACTGGACAATCAGTAACTCCTACAGACCCTATTATCGATTTAGGTGGAATTTTAGGTGGACTAGCAAGTGGTGTACCCACTGTACCGAAGTTCACACAGGCCGCTCAAGAAGGATTAAAGAGTTTGTCAACTGTTGCTGATAGTATTCCTTCTGGCACTGAGATAGCAGAGGTAGGCGAAGAATATACCGCAGATGCGTTAACATATATTCACGGAGTCGGTTGGGTACCAAAAGAAGATGCCGTTAAAACTCTGACAAAAGAAATTAAAGCAGGAGTAAATCGTTTCGCTGATACAAAAGAAACTTTTATTGCTAATGCGGCCGATAAAAAATATGAAGCAGTCGCCCGAGACAAAGAAGCCGTTGCGAAAGTACATAAAGTTGGATGGTGTTCTGGTGGCGTTGATAATAGAAATTTAGAAAGAGGCAGTTCTACAAATAGAAGTCAAGCAGAATGCGGTGAAACTGGCGGTACTTGGAACGAGAGAGAAATGACAGAGAATGAAGTACAAATCGCAGGTTCAATTGAAGCCGCGATGGGCAGTATTGCACCAACTTTATCTGCTGTTTTCGGTAATATTGTAGGCGATGCACCTCCAATGAGTCCCTCTTCTGCTATTGCGGACAGCGGTCTACCAGTAATTGCGACTAAAATTCGAGATGCTATTGCTGACCCCACTAAACTCTTTGGTGCACCTGCAGTAGCATCTAAACCATTAAAGAAATCGCCACCTGCAAAATCATCTCCTGATGCGAATGACCCTGCACCATTTTTACCTCTTGCGTCAGCCAGTTTTGCAGTTGCAGAGGCAATGCCGGGCACAGTAAAGTCTATGGTCGGTGCGGCGATTGCTCAAGCATCTTCTTTAACAGCGGCCGCAGAATATAAATCTAATCTTGGTGGTGACGTATCTGATTATCATCAATCAATGGAAGCAATAGAACACGCAATGAAAACTGGTGATTGGTCAAATGTAGAAACTTGTCGATGTAAGCCAAAACCTGCAGTTGCTTCTTCAAAAGAAGTCGGGTCTTGTGATTTTACTGCTTTGGCATTTCCAGACGGATATAAATTGATTGAACCAAGTTTCTATACAGCGACTTTACAAGCAAAAGTTGATGCGGCACAGGCATCAGGTTCTGGTGAGTATGTGATGGGTGATGACGGGAATATCTATCAATCTGCTGAAGTAGTAGTGATGGCAAAGTATGGAGCAACAAAAGTCGACCCATATCTACCAGGAAAATCAGTTTGCGAACAATATAGTGGCAAATGGATTGAACAACAAGAGAGTTCTACTGGTGCTTCTGGTGGAAGTCGTTCTTATGATATTGACACTGCCAGGTCGAAAACGGTGTGTGAAAACGCAAATGGGGCTTGGGTTTGTGCAAAAGGAACAGAAAGAAGTACATCTGCCAACAAAGCACTCGAATCTTGGGGATTATACACGAATAAAAAGAATGTAAACACAAAATCGAAAGTACCATCAGCGAAGGCATTTGATGCTAAAAAATTACCATCATTGACTTTCAGTGCATTACTAGGGAAGAACGCTTAATATGCCAGCAGTTCATAGATTAACAGATATTTGTACAGGACACGGGTGTTACCCTCCTAGAGAAAATGCTAGTGCTTCTCCTGATGTGTTTGCTAATAGTCTTGCGGCGCATAGAGTAGGAGATGCTTGGCAGCCACACGGATGTCCCGTTTGTGTGCCTCACGGGGCTTCTCAAGCGAGTGGGTCTCCGAATGTGTTTGTGAATAGTAAGCCTTGGTCGAGAATTGGAGATGCAGTTGATTGTGGTTCTTCAAATCAGACTGGTTCTGGTAACGTATTTGCAAATGGTTAAATGCGAGATTACGAACGGTTAGTATAAATATAGTAGACAATAGAGGAAGAATTCGATGCCGGCACCGATTCATACAAAAAGACTTAGAAAGTATAGAGATTTAGACCTCGATTTTCTTGTACATCCATTGACCAATGATATTGTAGGTCGTTCAGATGTCGATGCTATTAACGGTTCCGTCATTAATATCATCAAAACACAGCGAGGAGAACGAGTATTTCAAAGTGATTTTGGTTCAACAATATATCATTCATTGTTTGAGCCTATGGTTACTGAGACTCGTGTTATATTGGAAGGGGCTATTGAACAAGCAATTAATTCCTTCGAGCCCAGAATTGAATTACAAGGAGTTCAGGTAACGGCAGACCCAGATAGAAATGGATATGAAGTTTCAATCGTATACTTTCCAATCAACGAAGGCTCTCCAGTAGAATTAGATTTCTTCTTAAATAGATTGAGGTAGCAGGAATATGGCAACAAATAACCCAAAAGCATTAGATTTATCAAACCTAGAGTTTGATGGTATTAAGAGTAACATCAAAGAGTATCTAAAAGGCCAAAATGAATTTATAGACTACGACTTTGAAGGCTCTGGTATGAGTGTTATGTTAGATGTTATGGCATACACAACTCATTATATGGGCTTTCATACAAATATGGCTATCAACGAATCATTTCTTGATACGGCTACCCTGAGAAATTCTGTAGTATCTCACGCAAAAGCGATTGGATATGTTCCAAAATCAGCGACGGCCTCTGAAGCAATTGTCAAATTACAATTCGATACGACTGGTTATGACCCATCTTATATTGTTATAGAAGAGGGCACACATTTTGTATCGAATATTAACGGCACACCATTACCTTTTACTAATCTAGACACAATCAATATTTTTGAAGATGAAGGCGGAGACTTTGCAGGAGAAATTACATTACGTCAAGGTTCATTGAAGGGCTTAGAATGGACTTATGATGCTATTTCTGAAACACAAGCATTTTTAGTTAACGACCCAACGTGTGATAGGTCAACTATCAAAATGACTGTTAATGATAAACCTTGGGCCGAAAATGAAATTTTATCTGAATTGAATAATGAATCACTTATATACTTCTTACAAGAAGGACTCGATGGAGTTACAGAAATTTATTTTGGTAATGGTATTTTCGGGAAAAGACCTCTTGATGGTCAAGTCATTAAAATAACATATTTGTCTACTCTAGGAGAAACAGGAAATTATACTTCAACAATTAATGAGCAAACATTCGCATTAGAATCAACTATTGATAGTGTCTATACAGCGAGTCTAGTAACAGTAAACACTGTTGATGTTTCTTCTCTTGGTTCTTTTCCAGAGAGTACAGAAAACATTAAATCAACAGCGCCGCGAGCCTATGAAAGACAAGATAGGGCAGTAACGGCTGAAGATTATAAAAGTATTTTGATAGAAAAATATCCAAACATTGAGTCTATTGCAGTTTGGGGCGGAGAAGATAATGACCCACCACAATATGGTGCTGTCTTTATCTGTATTAAACCAAGACACGGTCTTGAATTATCACCTCTAACAAAGCAAAAATTAACAGAGGATATTCTATCAAAATATAATATGCTGGCAATCAATCCTATTATTACTGCACCAGAATATACGTATATTGATGTCGAGACTACAGTTAAATATAATCCAGTATTAACAGCAATGTCATCTAGTGAAGTTCAAACGAAAATTATTGAAGATATTGCGGCCTTCTTTGAAGCAGAAGTTAGTGCATTTAAATCCATCTTGAGATATTCTCAACTTGGAAATACTATTGATTCTGCTGACCCTTCTATTAGTAATAACTTGACTTCTGTTAAATTTTATAAGAAATTTTTCATACAAGCATCGAACACCGTTGGTAACTACATTTTCAAATATGATAATGCAATTACTCCGGGTTCTGCTGTTTCCTCAGTATTTGGCAATACAGAAACTAGCACACAGTACGCATTACTTGACAATGGTCAAGGGAATATTCTTCTGTATGATATTGTCAACGAACAATTTTTGAATACTGAACAAGGAACCATTGACTATGAAAATGGAATTATTGAGTTACTCGGATTTAGACCAGTTCTGGACACAAACTCAGTAATTAGTTTGTACGCTATACCACAGTCAAACGACATTACTGCAATAAGAAGTAACCTGCTGGTACTAAATCAAAGTAGTGTTACAATGCAGGCGATATCTTGATGGGTATAGGTACAAATGGCAAACGATAAATTTACTAAATCTCCAGCGAAGTTTCTATCAATCTTTGTGGAGCGTATGGTCCCCGATTATGTTCGGGAAGACCATCCGATGTTCATCACCTTTCTCCGAAAGTATTTTGAATACTTAGAGCGAGAAACGGGTGTTAATGGCGAACTCGGTGAATATAATCAGATAACTGAGTTAATTCAGAACGTAGATGTTGACCACGCTCTAGACCAATTTATCCCAGAATTTGAGAAGCAGTATCTTCACGGTACTCCTCATACTTCTATTGACCCCCAAGTTCCAACAACTTCAAAATCTTTCTTAGCAAAGAACATTCAGCCAGTATATAGGCAGAAAGGTACTACTTCTGCACTAGACTTTCTCTTCAGACGAGATTTTGATACGACTGTTGAAACGATGTATCCAAAACAATGGATGATGAAAGCATCTGGGTCTATATGGTATGAACCTCAATGGATTACAATTCTAACTGACCACGCAAGTGAAGATGCAAACTCCGAATATTATGGCGAGACTGAAAATGTACACGTTGCTGAAACTGTCAGAGCAATATACAATAAAAAGATAGTCGGTCAAATCTCGGGTGCTACTGCATTCGTAGATATGGATGAGTCCATTTCTACTACAGATTACGAAAGACTACTACTCACAGAAGTTAACGGAACCTTTGTTAAAAACGAACCGATTTGGGAAGATATAGGAACACAACAATTTGTAACTCCATATGTCGCAATCGTTATTTCAGAGGGCATAAGAACTGAAGGTGAATGTATTGTTAATGGTCATCAATGGTTAGACAAATGGATGTATGTTTCTGGTCATCCGAATGAAGTACACTTTGTACCTGAAAGAGTTTCGATTACAGGTCTAACTTCTGGAGCGACTGCTGAAATAACTGGTATAGACGTTAATCCATTCAAGATGAATTTGCTGAATGTTGCGGGCGATTTCTTACTTGGAGAAAAGATTTACAATACGGGCGGTCAATATTGGGAACCTAATCCAACTATATCTTTCTGTACAACGTCAGTTGATTGGCCCACTCTATACACTTTCAACAATATGATTGACTGTTTGGGCGCACTTCACCCAGAAGGTCACATAGTTGATTCGCCTTATTATGGTGAATCAGCATTCTTGGCGTGGTACCCACTTCTTGATGTTGATACTGTTATACAGACTGTAGAAAATGATATTCTAACTGGAGTTTCAGTACCGCCTGATAGTAGAGAGACTTGCGAGGCTCTTGTTAATCCAGATACACAACCACTTGTTAATACGGCTGTTTGGAAAACAAATGGCTATTGGTTAGATTCTGCCGCATTCTTATCTTCTGATAGAAAACTACAAGACAACGATTACTATCAAGATTTCTCTTATGTGGTTAAATCTGAAGTTCCTATTCAATCATATCGAGAAGTCTTAAAGAAACTGGTTCACCCAGTTGGTCTTAAACTATTTGCTGAGTTCTCATTCCAGTCTACAGTTGATATGACTGTTGAGATGCCTGAAGATTATGTTAAAGCACTTATCTATATCTTCTCCTATCTTGATGTTGCTATCGATATCTGGGACCAAGAGTCAGAACAACACGGCAGACTTGGACACGCTCACACTGGTTTTGGTGTATATCTTGAGAAGGGATTTGAAGAATATGTCATAGAAATGATGAGTACCCTTGAGAATAGGGCATCTCTAATTTCAGCGAGTGATTGGTTAGCCCCTGGCGACCATTTATCTGTACGCTTAGAACTCGATTCACAGAGAATTGGTAGTTCTGTTAAAGAAAAATTATATACAATTTCTTGGTTGAATGATACTGCTAAGTTGGGACTTGATGCTTATCCAGAAAAAGTATTGTTTGAATTCTATAATCTTCTTAAAGTTCTTCCAATTGATGAGTTTCCACCATCGGTAACTGAATTAGTTATTAGAGATGACATAGAGAGTGCGACAGACGGTCGTATGATTTCCTGCAGTATTTGGGAAATGGGAGTATTCAAACATCTTCAGAGAATGGTCGAATGGGTCGAAGCGTTTCTACCCGAAGCCGAATATGCTCCAGAAAAGTCTTATGGATTTTTCGAGAAAAACAGAGAAGATACTATCGTTCAGAAAGTATACGGTATTACTAATGATGTTATTGATTCAGTCGAAATTCAAGCATTTGAAAATGCACCTGATGAGATTCACTCTCACGGACGAAAGAATGGATTTGCCCCTCTAGTTCATACGATGGTAACTAAAGGACTTGAATTGCCAGATATAACAGTCGGCACTGCGGCATTCCACGACCACGCTTTTAATGGGGAAGCAATTCCAAATTTAATTGTACACGGAACAGAACAAACTGCTTCTGGTCTTTCTTATGACCAAGCAAGAGCATTAATAAGTCACAATGCCTTTGAGATTCCAGAGTTTCACGCAAGTGTACACACAACAGCATTTCTTCCAGAGGCTACGAATCACATACACTGGTTTGAAGATGGACAAGTAGTAGACAGACAAAGAGGACGTACTTCTGATTGTCTTACAAGACAACAGGCGAGAGACTTAATTGATGGCGTAGTTGCCTCAGTTACTCTATACGATAATATTGGTAAACTTGCTGATGGCGTTCCAAATACAGTTGACGGAGTATTTCAAGGGGGCACAATAGATAGTGCCGGTGGTTTGACTGCACACTATCACGAATATACAGTTACGTATGACTCTGACTGGGAAAATCACACAGATTTTCAAGGCAATGACTTAACTCACGGATTTACTTATACACCAGTTACGACTTGGATATGTTATAACTTCAGACCAGAATTAATTGTTGACCCATCAATAATGGATGGAAGTGACTACGCAGGTAACACTTGGCCACAAAACGTCTTTAATTCTATAGATGATGCAACTCTTGTCACTCATACTGGTGAAGCGACATTTACATTCCAACATACTCAGACGTGGAGCGACACATTAATTCCAGATGTAGACTGGGTTAGAATATATTCAAGCAACTTTATTGCATCTGTTCCAGGTTCTGGCGACACAGGCGACTTACTTGGTGATGTTCTAGTAACAGACCAAGTTACAGATATTGCAACAATGGTAGCATATCCGATGGACCCAGATAAAATTGCTATTGTTGACCAGTCAGGACTTGTATATCTCTTACACACAACAACGGGTGTTACAGAAGGATTCTTTGACTTAACGACTATACAACACGTTATTGGATTAGGCCCATTTGGTGCTTATGATGAACGTGGTACTTTAGGACTAGCATTTCATCCAGACTACGCAACAAACGGTAAGTTATACGTCTTTTATATGACAGAACAAGGACCAGCAACTGGTGCCTACGGTTATCCACTTTCGACTACTGTTATCTCAGAATTTACTGCTAATGTGGCAGGTGCGAGTGTAGACGTTGCGACTGAAAGGATTCTTCTCGAAATTCCACAGCCAGATATGAATCATAATGGTGGTGAAGTTAGATTTGGACCAGACGGAATGTTATACATTGGACTTGGAGATGGCGGTTCAGCGGGTGATACATCGTCATCAGGCGGTCACGGTGGTCACGGTGTTTATGGTAATGCTCAGAACCCATCTAATCTTCTCGGCACTATTCTTAGAATAGACCCGACTGAAGATGTCGTGCAGGGAATACCGTATACAATCCCTGCAGATAATCCATTTGCAGGCGCTAATGCGAAACTATATGGCGATACTGGTCTAGTATATTTCAGACCAGAGATATTCGCATATGGATTACGTAATCCTTGGCGCTTCTCTTTCGATAGCGAAGATAGATTATGGTGTGCAGACGTTGGACAAAATAAGTTTGAAGAAATTAATATTATAGAAGCCGGTGGCAACTATGGTTGGAGAGTGATGGAGGCATATCACTTCTACGAGGAAGACCAAGCAATCATCGACCAAATCGCACTTGACCAACAATATGCTAATACTACAGCATATTTAAATGATTTAAAACATCCGATACACGAATATAGTCACGGAACTGGCATTAGTATCTCTGGTGGCTACGTATATCGTGGTACTCTATTAGATGGTATGACAGACAAGTATATATTTGGTGATTGGAGTACAGGCTGGGCAGGCACTTCTGGACATCTATATGCACTTGAAGAGGACCCAGAGGGACTTACAGCGACTTTTGATATAACACCAAACTCAAGCGGAACTCCAATTGCTGACCATAGTCACACTTGCGAATTAACACCTGCACAAGTAGAAACTCTACAAGCGAACCCTGGTTCCACTGTAGTTGTCGTTCAGTCTGATAGTGTTCACGCAAATCTTTATACACATACATTTACTATTATGTGGAATGCCACATATAATCAATTTAATTTAATTGGTCAAACGAATCCAGAAGGTCACGATACATTCTCTGAACCAACTTGGAGCAGTGCGATTGGTTGGAAAAGAAAAGCACTTTCATTCTGGGACCCAGTTGCACAGATAGTAACATTAACAACTCACGATAGGTCATTACTAACGATTGGTGAAGATACTGCGGGAGAGATTTATATCTCTACTCGTGTTGGTATTAACACGTATCAAGGCACTGGACCAAACAATACTGCCATATACAAATTGACAGAGACATTTGATTCGTCTACTGAAACTCCTGCACAATCTCAAATACCAGCATCTGAAACGGCACACGTTCACGGATATCAAGTAACATACGACCCAGCCCTAGAACAATTTGATGCACTTGAAATATCAGATATTGAGATGACTGAATGGGATGCGTTCTTCCCAATATGGGAATGGAATGACCCTCAGTCACATATTCATCCAGTAATTATTTCGTGGTCAGCCGTTTTAGACGAACAAATTCAAATTGGTTCATCTGCTGGCTGGCACTATAACTCAGAAACCGGAGAGTGGGAACCATATGATACTGGCGCAGATACCCCTTGGTCACCCGAAGAAGAAGATGGACCAACGACATTCTATATTGAAACTGCTCCTATTTTACAGATTTTAGGTGCGAATGAATATGGTGAAAATACTCACGTTCATTACTTTGATAGTTCAACACTAGATACATTTGGTGCAAACACAGATAGACTTGCAATGCCAATTACAAGAATTCAAGCAGAAGAGTTAGCAAATGGTGTTGTTAACGAAGTTATTGTTTTCTCTTCCATTACTGATAGTGGACAAAATCTACATTATCACAAGTACAAAATTATGTGGAATCTTTCTACTCAACAATTTGTTGCTGATGAAGTAGAAGAATTATGGGATGTAAATGGCGTAGGCGAATATAGTCCAGTAGATACAGTTCTACGTACTCACGAACATACTCTCACAATGGATGGTGTGTTAACACATCTGGGTTGGAATGGTACACCACTATACACTGCACCTGATATTACTCTATCAAATGCACACGATTGGGATAATCTAGCAGGGTCTCAACCAGACCATTTACACTCATTCAATGGCACTTACTTAGATACAATTGGTGTAAATACTGGCAGACAATCATTAGCATTAGATGATAATCAGGCGACCGACTTAATTAATGGTGATGTTGATGAAGTAATAATGTATTCATCTATCGCTAACGGAGACCATTATCACGGTATACAAATTACATATGACGATAATTTATTGTCGTTTGTTGCTTTAGATGTAGAGAAATGGGAATCAAATGATGGTGCTCAGTTCTATGAAACTGACCCACGTTCTCACGCACATCCAACAAATGTTTCAAATCTTTCTTCACGACCTGGATTTAACGAGTTATTAGAGACAGTGCCTGATTTTGGTTCACCTGGTTATCCATATCCTGGTGGTTCACATCCTCACTTTCATAATGGTACACTTGTTGGGCCATTTGCTGAAGGCCCGCTTATCAATCAAATTCGTTATTGTGATGGATTAACAATTGAACAAGGTATGCAATTGATTGATGGAGTTGTAGACTCAGTTATTATTTACGATTCTATTGAGGGCGCCCATTTTCACGAATATACAATCAAATGGAATGATACGCTCGATATATTCTATTGTGAATCTTCTATAACTTGGATTAGAGGCGGTATTGAAGATGTTCTTCAAGACCCATCAAAATATTATATATCTGTAGTCGAGAATCTTTCAGAAGGGCTTCACTGGCATAACTTAACAATTGAATGGAATCCAAATTTCGAGGTTACACCACAACAAACAGGTGGTAGCATATATGTAACGAAGATAGAAACAAGTGATGAGGTTCTTAATTCTGCACCGAATATTACTACTTCACAGACATCAACAGAATTATCGCCAGTTACGACCACGTATCCTGATACGCCAGACCCAGGTGATACGACTATAATAACAACGTATAGTGATTTGGTCACAACGACTGAAACAACGACTATTCAGGTCACTACGACTACAACGACAACGACCTTCTATTCTAATGGTACAAATAATGTTGTTGTCGGAGACCCAGTAATTACTTATGATGTTTCTGATGTAGTAACGACAGAGACAGTCGAAGATTTGGCAGAAAGAAAGACGTGGATTAATACAATTCTTCAAGCGAATAATCCACCGATTGTTTGGATTCAGCCATCGTTCATTGAGGGCGAAGGCAGTCACGACCATCTATTATTTACAGGATGTACTCTTGATACAGCAGGCCAATATGCGGGCAGAATGTGTGAGCCAGTCACTCTAGCACAGGCAAATGAGTTAATCAACGCCCAAGATGCTAATTATGGCTTCATATTCTTTGATTCACCGAATGGTGGAGAGAGTCATTATCACGGATATACGATTAAATTCAATCCGAATACTGGTAATGATGGGGCGTTTGTTGTAGATGGAATCAGCCAATTCGATATCATACCAGGTACTGGAACAATTGTTCATACATTCTTACTATCTGGTGGTTATCACGACCACGATTATTGGTTAAGTGTTGCAGATTATGTCAGTCTATTGGGTGGGGCATATATAACTACTCCACAGAGAGATACTACTCACGCGGCACAATATACGCACGAATTAGTTCTTGAGTGGGACGGAAGCGGATACGGTATAGTATCACAGACCAGTGACTATGATAATCACAATTTGATATCTTATACTGGTAGCGTACAACAAGGCGGTGAATGGAGTCAAAGCACTGCAGGCGGCGGATTAGGGGACCACGAACATACTACTATCATTGATGAAAGTAATGTGTGGCCAGTTCCGCCATCATAAGAACAATGTTAATTTTTAATCAATAAGACGTATAAATAGTTGTGATTAATTAATCAAACTAAATAATTTTAAGGAGTATTCAAAATGGGTGCAATTGTAACCAGTAAATTCAGAACACAGAACTTGATGGTTTTCATCGACCAGTTCAAAACTACTGGTTCTGTTGACGATAACTTCCTGTATCTTGGCTTTGGACGTTCTGATGCTTGGCCAGATGATGCACAGGGAAATGACGAATCTTCAGGTAACTTTACTTTGCCTGACCCTCTCGATGAGGATGAAAGTCAGTATTGGGCCGACATCGTTGGTACCAAAAGAATTCAGAACGATGATATTTCACCAGTTCTTCCACGTATTAACTGGGATGAAGGTGATACTATCGCATTTGATGGCGATGCCGCTAGCGGTATTGTTGGAATTGCAGAGCCTGGACGTTCATTCGTATCAAAAATCGGAGAACATTCTACAGTAATGAATTCCGAATATCGTGTATATTCTTGTACAGGCGAACCATCAACTGGCAAATGCTATGTCGGTGGTATCTATGACGGTGGAACTGCTGTTTCACGAGCAACTTGTGAAGGTACTATCGGTGGTTTATGGCTACCAACTGGTGCTTCTGAAGAGCCTACTGGCTATACAGGAGATGTTTCGGGACTCACCGCTCAACCAATATCAACGTCTGACAACTATGTATGGACATTCCTATATAAATTGGAATTGAACGACATTATTAACTCAACAACCAATGACTGGATGCCTGTTATACAAGGCGCTGCCGTTTTAGCGGGTTCAGAACAAGCCGACTTCGGTGATTCAGACGCTATCTTTACAGCAAAGACTCATCACGGACTAATTCACGTTAGATTAGAAACCTCAGATGGTTTCCCAGAGAACGATGACTTTCGTCAGATTGGATTGTTACGTAATCCAGAACTTGCTGGAGGTGGAACTAAAGCCCAAGCGGCTGTATATGCCGATGCAAATATAAGTTTAGAAGCGGATTCTGGACAGTTAATTTATCTTGAGAATCGCCGAGCGATTACTCGTGCTTCTGACCAGATAGAAGATTTGAAACTCGTAGTTGAATTCTAAGACGGTTTTAGAGTTAATGAATATTCCTTTCGATTTTGAAGGGTATAAAGGATGTTAATTAGGACTTTTTAGGATAAATAGCGAATGGCATATAATTTCAACACATCTCCGTATTATGATGATTACGACCCAGATGATAGATTTTTAAGAATACTTTTCAATCCTGGTCGAGCAGTACAGGCTAGAGAATTAACGCAGATACAATCGATTCTTCAGAATCAGATGGCTGCTTCTGGAGACCATATCTGGAAGAATGGTTCGCCTGTTGTAGGTGGTCATCTTAATATCAACAAAAGACAATGGGTACAACTCGCGGCTACTGATTCAACGTGGTTGAATCGTATTGTTTTTGGGGAATCGTCACTTGCTGTTGCTGAAATTACACAACTCCACGATGATGAAACTCAGCCTGTCTATTACTACAGAATTCTTTCTGGAACATTTCAAGCAAATGAAGTATTAAAAACATACGATACAGTCTGCGAAGGTGGGTTTGACACTAATGGAAATTGTATTGACAACTCTTGGTATGACCCCACTCAAATTTATAAAGAAGGCGTTGTTGTTGGGAAGGGAGACGCATTAGAGGCAAGAGTTCTTCACGGAGTTTACTGGCTAGATGCTTTCTTTACTCCAGTTCTCGAACAAACTATTTTCTTAGACCCACTCAGTGCTACACCAACTTGTAGAGTTGGATTCGATATTGAAGAAGTAATTATTCAGTCAACGACTGACCCACGACTTCTTGACCCAGCCTCTGGTTTCTATAATCAGAACGCACCCGGCGGGGATAGATTTTCACGAAAATTACATCTAATTAAAGACACTGATTCTGCTGAAGCCAATAAGTTTATGTGGCTGATGGATATTGAAGATGGATATATCACCACAAAATACGAGTCAACAGATTATTCAATGCTATCTAACGAGATGGCACAAAGAACATATGATGAATCTGGCAACTATACACTAAATCCATTCCCAATTGAGTTTAAAGAAGGCTCTACTTCAGAGAAATATTCAATTAAAGTAGAACCTGGCAAAGCATATATCAAAGGATTTGAACACGAACTTCTAGTTCCTGTTACAGTAGAAGCGGACCGAGCAAGAACAACGCATCACATTGCGAATGACCATCTCGTTCCTGACTTTGGACCATACTTTGAAGTACAAAATATCAACGATATTAATGGCGTTTTTAATGTAGTAAACAAAGAATACGTTATATTCGTGACAGATGCTGGTCATAACTCTGGCAACACAACTCCAAATACTATTGGCGTAAGAAAACGTATTACCCACGTTACTCAAATGGGCGACATATACAGAATATATGTCGAGAATGATATTGGACTTGATGCAATTGCCCCTGCACTATACATTGTTGCAGAAGGGGATATGGCAACATACGCAAAACTTTATCGTCCAACTGGTGTTACTGTCAAGAAAGGCGTTCATTATCCTTGGATGTATAATGTTACTCCAATCACAGCATCACTTACTCTTGGTCAAATAAATTTCTCAACACAAAAGAATTCTACAGCAACCTTAACTGGTGCTGTTGCTTCAGTGCCTGCTGTTTTCAACGATATGCACTGGGAAAAAGTTCTATATATTTGGGATGACTTCACCCAATCAATTATACCTCAGAACGGAACAGTTGGCGCTGGCGATACTTGGACTGCTGACTTATCAGGAAATACGACTGCACTCATTACTATTATAGACCAAGTCTCTGGTAGTGCCTCTACAAATCTAAGTGGGCACGGAATCAAGATTATGGCAAATATGTATATGAGTAATGCAAACTGGAGGGCATTATCTCACGGTACAAGCACAAACGATTATGTTCTTGTTGACGAAAAACTAACCATACCTCATGCCACGACGGAAATCATTTCTATTATTGCGCCTGATACTCAAGAAGTTAAACCGATGTTTACTTACACAAGTGGCACAACTGATACGACTTTTGCTGATTCTACTCTTGAGTGGACACACGCAACCGCATCACAACCTGGCACTTATTCAGTAACATACAAACATTACACATTCGGTAATATTACAACTGCAAACTATTTTGCTGTTAACTCATTTACTGATGCTGGTATTCTTTACGATGATGTTCCTTCATATCGAGCATTCACTAATAATGAAATCTATAGTCAAGCAGACAATATAGACTTTAGGGCATCCGATAACGATTACGCAGTCGGCACATATTTACCATTACCAGATTCAAACATCTCTGCTTCTTATGATTATTATCAAGGACGTAAAGATAGATTGACTGTTAATGATGACGGTAAATTTCAAATAAAACAAGGATTCCCTTCAGATGACCCAATACTTCCATCTGAAGAAGAGAACGAAATGACCTTGTATACGATGATGGTACCACCGTATACGTATGACCACAAGAATATTAATGTCGCTCACGTAAAGAATAAACGATTTACGATGCAGGACATTCGTGGTATAGAAAATAGACTTGAAAAATTAGAATACTATACTGCACTTAATTTACTAGAAAAAGACACCGCTGATATGCAAGTCTTTGACACAGCGGGCTTACAAAGATATAAAAATGGCATCTTAGTTGACCCATTTGTTGACCACGGCATCGGAGATGTAGTAGACGAAGCATATTATTGTTCTATCTATCCTGAAGCAGGTATATGTACTGTACCATTCGAGATGGAAGGGCTTGATATGGAAGGCGGGGCCAATACTGATATTAAATCAAATCGTGTGACATACACGCTTGATTATAATGTTGAAGAAGCCTGGCTTGGACAGCCTCACGGGTCTCAAGTTCTTAACTTGAATCCATTTATGAGAAAGTCTTGGGTAGGATTCGTTAGACTAATACCACAATCTGATACTTGGTTTGAACAACTCTATTTACCAGATGTTATCATTCAAAACGAAAACAATAATGCCGTTCTACAGCAAGTAGAAGATTTTGGCGTACAGACTCGCTGGAATGCTTGGCAGACAACTTGGACTGGTTGGAGAGATTTCGGGGCAAGATTCGCAGTTGGCTCTGGTTCAGAAACTACCTTTGGTGGTTGGGGCGGAGCAGGAACTTCTGTTAGAGCATTTCAACTTGGACAAAGAACATTTGGTGGTGGTAATACTGCCGCACAACGAACTGTTTGGAGAAACATTGCTCAATTAGAAGTTTGGCAACAGAATCAACAGATGGTTGAAGAACAACTTAGAACTGGTGTACGTTCTTGGATGGAAATAAATGACTTACGTACACAAATCGGTGATAGATTTATTGACCAATCTGCTATTCCTTGGATGAGGTCTGTACCTGTAACAGTTGAAGTTGACAAACTACGACCGAACACAGTTATGCACTTTGAGTTTGATGAAACTAATGTTGATGCTTATATGATACCTGATGGTGGCGCTATGGGCGACCCAGTTTCATCTGACGAAAAAGGTCAAATAAGAAATTGTGTATTGCAGATTCCTTCAGAAGGACCTGATGGTGTTAGAATTAGAACTGGTACAAAACTACTTCACTTGAAAGATAGTTTTGATAATCCTCTAGAGATGACAACTCAAGCAGTTGGTATATTCACCTCTGCTGGTACTCTCGAAAGACGCCAGAGAGATATTCTATCAACACTTTCAAACTTTCAAGTAGATTTGGCAGTTGAAGATACACAAGATATTATAACTGATAATCGAAATGTAAATAGAAGCAGAGTCCTATCAAATAATAGGACATCGATGACAGTTATTCAGAGATGGCAAGTTAATAGGGGAGACCCAGTAGCACAATCATTTTATATAGATGAAGAGGGCGGAGCATTTATTGATTCAATTGACTTGTATTTCTGGTCAAAAGATTCAGAACAACAGCCCGTTCATATGCAAATACGAACAATGATAAATGGTTATCCATCAACAACGCTTGTTCCACTAGCAGACGTATTAATCTATCCAGAAAACATTACTACTTCTACAGACGGTACAGTAAGCACGAGATTTCAATTCGAGGACCCAATTTATCTAATGAATCATACTGAGTATTGTTTCGTTACAGAGACCAGTTCATTAGAATACAATGTATTTATTTCTGAACTAGGTCAAGTTGATGTAGCGACTGGAGAATATATACACGAACAGCCTTATCTGGGTTCGATGTTTACTTCTCAGAACAATATGACGTGGACAGCAGAACAATTAAAAGACGTTAAGTTCCAGATAAATAGATGTCAATTCGTACCAGCAGGGCAAATACAACTTGACTTTAAAGAGTTTGCTGGAATCAAAGATTGCGTTCAATATATGCCTAATTTTCAACCATTAGTTATTTCAGGAAGTAGTATGGACTTCTCTGCTATTGAGAATGGTGATACTGCTAATATTAAGGGCGGGATTCTAGATAATGAAGATGTCGTTCTTGATAATGTGATATCGCTTGATGGTTCTCATACTATCGCATCTGGCTATACTCATACTGCACTTTCATATATTGCCAATTTTGCTACAGAAAATACAAATGTTTCTCCAGTTCTTAATAAAGAGAGACTTAGCACAGTCATTGTAAACAATCCTGTGTTTGATACTGCGGCCCTTGTTAAGAATCAAATGGGAATTTATCAATCGAAAGATGTTAAACTTTCTCATTTTGCGGAAGACTTGACGATGTGGCTTTCAGTTCAAGAAGTTCCTAATACGTATATTAAAGTATACTATGATACTGGTACAGTTATTCCACGATATATCAATGTTAAAGCATATATCAATACTATTACTCACGGTGATTATACTGTAAACGATTTTGAAAGTGAGTATGCTTGGATTTATCCATCTGGAACTAATAGTCCAGAGAATGTTATCACGGTTCAGCAATCAGGGATTGCGAACTGGTCTGGTATTATACAAGATACTGGTTCAAGTGCGGCAGTATCTACTGCTTATGTTGATGGTGATGATAATCCAGGAAACTTTACTCAAGCCCACTTAGTTGATATTTCTCATATGAAATCAATTATTAGAACCTGTTTCATCTCAACAGAAGATTTAACAGGAGTTGGAGCAGATGCTACAGGACAAAGTTATCCATTTCCAGGCGTTACTGACCTCAGTCTTTATGAAGTTGATGATATCTGGTTCGGTACTTGGGATGACGATTTAGATAGAAAATTCTATAAGAAAATCTTACTTGGTGATGGAACGCCATCCAAAGTTGAAGTGCCTGTACTAGAAATTGACTCAATCGTGTCAGCAGAACATCCAGATTATCCAATTGGTCTTGCTGTTATTGAAGAGGACCCAGTTACTTGGAGAGAGATGAAAGACTCTGGTGTGACTATCACTAATACGGCAATTGTGACTAATATGGAATTTATTGAGCATACCTTTACTCCATTGAAGAAAATACCTAATGAATTTGACCACTTTAGAATTAAAATTGAATTACATACAACTCATCCGTGCTGGCTGCCAGCAGTCCGAGAGATGAGAGTGATGGCACTAACATAGGAGATATACAATGGCCAAAGAACCAAATTATACGAAAGATATCTATACTGGTGCAGTGGTTTTTCACGATGCAAATGAGTATGCCAAACGCAAAAAACTAATTGAAAAGCAGAAAATTGATAAGGCAGTCGTGAAGGATTCACGAAGAGTTATAAATAGTATGAAGAATGAAATAAAAGGTTTAAAGCAAATCGTCTACGATTTAGTTGAATCTGGGAAATAAGACTGATGGCAAGCGTAGGAACAACAGAAATACCGTTCGTAAGAAAGGATGAGACCTTTAAGACGTGGCGTGAGCGTACTAACCAAATGATTCAACAGCAGAATAATTTCGTCAGGATGCAGGAATTTGCGATGTTGGGAGTTAGTGACCCTTACGTTACCACTTCTATGCAATTGAATTATGAGGGCGAATTAGCCTCCGAATAATAATAGGATATCAATAAATGGCACACTATACAGGTCACAAATTCTCTTTAGTCGAGTTAAATACAATAGAGCAACAGAAAGGGTCATTTCTAGACTCTTTGAACATTAAACTAGATTCACCCGACCTTCTAGTTAAAGACTTAGCATTGATGCTGAAGTCTCTAGAGGTAATGGAGAATTTAGAGCATCTTCCAGAATATAAGGATTTTCTTATTAATGTGGCATTACGCTCGTCAGAATTTGTATCTCCGACAGAGTTAGTACCTAATGGTGGGCTTGACATAACATACGAATCTGCAAATCTTGTTGCTAATTCATCTTTTGCCGCTGATGCGTTTGAGACAGAATTACTCAAGAATAGTGGCTTTAATGTTCCCGTTGATTTGGCACGACCTTGGGCTAACGGTATTGCATATCAATTCGACAGATTGTTTACTGAAGGTACTCAGATTGTTGAAGCATATACTGATGGTTTACAGGTTGCTCTTACTTGGTTCGAGACAGAATTAAAACCAAACACTCAATACAAATTTTCATATGACCTTACTGTTAACGATGTTAACTGGGACCTAACAAATGGTGCTGTTAATATGGTTGATATGGTTCTTCCTGACCCAATAAACTTCTCAGAAGTTGGTGGTGGTCCGGACCCACGAACATTTATTGTTTCAGTAATTGAAGATGCACTTCTTATTCGTCCTACTTGTAGCAGTTGTTCTAATAATCCTTCAATCACTGACCAAGCGACTTGTGAAGGCGTTGGAGAAACTTGGACAATAGTTACACCTGAATATTTAACATCACTTGCCGCAATGGAAATTGCTTGTACAAGTGCAGGACAGCATTGGGATGGCGGTGCAATCAACGACCCGACTACACAGAATCACGACCTTGTGCCTTATCATTTAGAAGCACGAGAAGGCGATACAATTATTTTCACGAATCCCTCAACTTCTATATTGGTGCATAATGCAGTTTCAGATGACAATATTTCTTTTGCTTCTCCTGACTTATCACCTGGCGAAGATTGGAGTTGGGTTGTAGACGGTTATCACGACCTATATTTCCACTGTACATTCCACCCTCTTGAAGAAGGTCGAATGACAACGACAACGAATCATAGATACGTTTATTCTATTGACCATAGTTTGAATCCTGGCGATACAGTTAAGATTCCAATTAACTATGGCGCACAAGTTGCCTTACCCTCATTAAGTAATTCATATCACATTAATCTGACAATGCCCCAACCTTGTACTTCACTTGGTGGAGCAGGTAATCAGAATGTAGTTGAATCACTTTATCACGACCTGAGTCTTGCAGACTTAGTAGCATTTCAGTCAGGCGAAGTTGAAACTGACCCAAATGCTTCAGTACCAGTTGATGTTGTATTCCAAGGCGGCGATGATGCAAATACAGTTGACGCAACAGCGGACGTTTCAGTTGTCGGTGGCGTTGTAACGGCACTAACACTATTAACTGGTGGTTCTGGATACCGTGCTGTACCTACGATGTACATCACTGGCGGAGATGGCGCAGGTGCTGTCGGCGAAGTAACTTTTGACGGCTCGCTTGAAACACTAACTGTTACTGACATAGGTAGCGGATATCAAACTGCACCTACTGTAGTAATTTCTGCACCTGCAACAGGCACTGGTGTACAAGCCGAAGCGACCGCTACTATCACGGTTGGTGGAGCAATTGACACACTTACAATTACAAATGCTGGTTCTGAATATAATGGCCCGCCCGCTGTCACACTTCAAGGTGGTAGTCCAGTTGTTACTGGTCTAGTGACTGGAGAAATTACAGGTAGTATTACTGCACTAACACTTCTCCAAGGTGGTACTGGTTATGGCTCAGGCGATGGCACAGTTGCACAAGGTGAACGTAGATGGGAAGAGTATATTGTTACTGCTGTACAAAAGGGCGATGCCCGTGTAGACGTATTCTTTGATGACGTTAATGTCATCGGTCATATTCACACTGCTGAATTGACAGTTGCCCAATACGCGGCAATTCAAACTGGTGCACCTACAGTTGTTATGAGTTCAACTGATGGTGACGGCTCTGGCGAAAATGCGCCACACGCCCACTCTGTTACATACGATTGGGACCCTGCACTGAACAATGGTGCTGGCGCAATGTATGTAGTAGGTATGACAGGTTCACATACTCACGGTATGGAGAACTACTACGTTATTAGTGGCGGGACAAAGATTGAATTAACTAACTTTGGTCACTATCACGAAATTTTAATTGACCAGACAGACGAAGCAACACTTAAAGCAAGTCCATTAACTGGAGTAACACAAGACCCAGACGGAACGTGGAGTGCTACGGGTGGTACCACACTAATCGGTACTTCTGATTATGGTACTTCAGACCCTCAGCATTTTCATACTGTAGAGTTTGGTTGTCTTGACCCAGCAAATGATGAATATTTAATTATATCAATCGACTTCCATATTCACGATTTTGATAGAGTCTGGTATCCAGGTTCAAGTCAATTCACAGTAGGTCAATATAACTTTGCATTAGGTGGCGATGATAACAATCCCACAACTATTGTAGACCCGTTCACAGATATAGTAGGCTATGTGAAGAAAGAACGTGGTATTGAATGTGATTCTCACGGAGTCAAAGCAGGCGATAAAATACATTATCAAAATGTCTACAATGGCATCCATCACGGTAATACGAACTATTATGTAGATTTCGTTATTGATTGGGACCACTTTGTACTCACAGAAACAGTTATTTATCCTCTAGAGAATGCTCCTGGAACTACTCCAACAATATTCAATGTTATCGAATCATACGAAGTTGTTGCAGATTTAGCCTCTTATAGATTTGAAGTCGAAAGAGACTTAACAAATCACGTTGGCGATACAGCCTCGAATATGCCATTAGAAATTCTATGGTCACGCCCAAGAACTGTTAAATCAGATGTTCACGGATTACAAGTTGGTGATATTGTTCAGTTACCCTCAGGACCACAACCATATACGCCGACAGAATTGCCTGGCGAATATAGAGACCACACAGTTGTTGCTCTTGGAGATGGCTACGGGCCAACCGATAACTTACATATTACAGTAGACACACAAACGTCACTAACCTTTAATGACCCGAACGCAACGACAGTCGAAGGCGCACAAGATTCGCCTTGGTTCTGGACTTGGTGGGACCAGAGTGACATATCTTATTATCCTTATCAGAGAGATGAAGCAGACGCCGCGAGTTTTGGTGGTAATGACGGCATCAACGGTGGATTCGACTTATTCAGAGGGGGTACTTATACTTTCTTGAATAATGCTTGGCATCATACTGGTTATAATGTGATGTTAGACCCGTTCACGGGTGCACCTACATCAATGTACTTACACGCCGCTGGTATTAAAGCAATACCAGGCGCCGGTTGGGACAACTTAGTTCAAGCGGGTATGACAAGAGGTTTAGGAGACCCGAACGCAGGCCTACATTGTATCAGTAAAAATGCAAGTCACGGTCTTACTATTACTTCTGGCACTCACAACGATTTCGTTGATACTGACGAACAACCAGGAACTTGGGTATCAAACGAACCATTCCCAGAATGTATGAATCTTCCAGGCTGGTGTGAAGAGTTAGACGTAGACGGCTGGTATTACAACGGCATTGATGACTACGCAACTTGTCAAGCACTGAATCCAACAGAAGCCGTTGGGCTTGCTCAATGGAGAGCATCACAATGGATTGGTAACTTCTCTAAAGAATTTGTTTGGAAAATCCCAGAAGATTTCGGTCTAACCGGTGCAGATGGAACATCTGGCTTCGGCCCGTTCGTAGCCCCAGGTGCAGTCAACGGATATTATGCTGTTACTGATGACCAAGGGCTTTACAAATTTGACAAAGAAGGTATGATTGAAGGTACAAATAGAACAATCAATCTATACCGAGGTGGTACATATCGATTTAGAGTTAATGCCGCTGGGCATCCATTCTATGTAACTACTGATGACGGAAGTCACTTTACTCCGGGGGCTTACTTTGGTGAGTATCTATTAGGTGTAACTGGCTCAAGGGCAGAAGAAGGTGCAGGAGACCAAACATTCGCTGGCTCATCAATGTTTGGCGATGATGGAGCCGGTGTTGCAAAATACGAAATAATGGAATTCACTGTTCCTTCAGTAGCACCAGATACATTGTATTATCAATGTGCGTGGCACGCCTCGATGGTTGGAACATTCAATATTGTTGATATACCAACAGTTAATGCTGGTGAAGATATACACGTTTATTATCATCACGGTCAAGATAATATGTACACGCCTCTACACATCTTAGATAAGATTGTTGTAGATAACGGAACTGGACCTGATTACTTCCAAGTACAGCCAGAACCAGAATTCGCATTCCCAGTAGCGGGAACTCAAGCACATATATTCCAGACAGGCAATCTAGTAACTGCAACTGGGCCTGGGTACATCCCAAGCATCACTGCAATGAATATTGAACTTGGTACTGTAACATATATCGACTCATTACAAATGATTCCAGGTGTTGCCTCAGAACAATTCCTCGTTACAAATAATAATCCAATTGCTACTGCTAAAGTTTATATGTGGGTAGACATTAATCAACGGTCAGATATTCAACTTGATAATGTTGACTTCAAAGAAGTTGTCTGGACAGAAACAGGCTCTTGGCAGGTTCTAGGTGGCACAGCATATACGAATGATACTACTGCTGGTCATATTGAACAAATTGTTACTGGCACAGTTCTAGATGGTATTACTTATGAAATTCAATACGATATCATAGAAGATTTCAAAGACGAATTTGGTGCTCCGAATGGTACAGTCAAGTCTTCCATAATTGGTGATACAGTTGTTGAAGGCACACCAAATACTGTAACCGGTCATTACTCTGAGACTGTTGTCGCTCCTGTTAATTCTACATTATTCAGATTAACTAGCGTAGGACAAGGTAAAGTTGATAATGTTTCAATTAGAGAACGAGTAACTGGTCAGAATGCTTGGTATATGGGTGAAGGCTGGAGTGCCCTTAACGGCGCAGCCCACATTGATGGTTCTATTTCGACACAGACTGAAGTTAATCAGACTGTTGCTTTTGAGGCCGGAAAATTATACGAAGTCAAATACAACTTGTCAGACCTCGACCCGAATGATAATGGAATGACAGGTCGACTAAGAGTTAATCTTGGTTCTAATCCTGAAAATCTAATTACCAACTGGAACTTTGATATTGTTGACCCAGTTCTAGTCAATTGGGTAGTTTCTGGTGTTGATATTGTACTTGATAACGAAGCAATGACTTTCAGTTCTTCTGTTAACGGACTTGCGACATATACATTTGCAAATGCTCTTGTTAAGAATAAGAGATATGAAGCCACAATAGATTGTGTTGTCGTAGATGAAAATATTTTGACTTTCACTGTTGGTCCTGGACCAAGTGGAACTCACTCACATACATTCCAGATATCACAATCAGATGCAGATTATTTGATGTCGGATGAAGCCAATACTAGGTCATTCCCACAAACTGATTCTTATCACGCTGAGACATATACTCACGAATTTACTCTTTCTTGGACACCACTTGCTTGGATTTTAGTTAGTCAAACTATTCCAGAAGGACACGAAGATATAGTCTTGACTTCAACTGTTGCGAATTCTCCGACAATTGATGTAATGATGGATGGAATAGTTAAGACTACAGTTAACGCATCTGGTATTCATCATCTTGATATTATAGGTGAAGCCACTACTGATTTAGTATTACGAATGAACGGTACTGGTGTTATTAACTTTATTAAATTATACGAAGAAGAGATTCCGATACTTGACTATAATACTACTGGACTTGTTCCGAGTGGAGAAGTAATACATCACGTAAGAGCGGGCTCTTATGATGATAAGATTCGATTCATTGCAGATGTTGATAATAATCGACCTGAAGAGAATAATCCTTACTATACTAATACTGGTTGGGAAGGTTCTATTGATGATGTTTCTGTTAGAGAAATCGAAGAGAGTTGGACATTTGCTCCTCAGCAAGGTGCTGAAGCGTATGTTGACCAAACCACAGAACAAATTTATACAGCAGGAGTTGGCAGTTCAGCAAGAGGTATTGCACATATCAATTTTGAAGTTGCCAATGAAATGAATTATAAAGTGTCTTTCAGCATTGATAGACCTACTGATTCTGTAATTAAGATTGGACCTGCACCTGATACTGATACATACGGAAGTATGATTATTGCTGAAAACGATACAGATGGAGATAAAGACTTTATCTTTACTGCACCTGTTACGGGAGTTGCTTACTTAACTCTTTCAACTACTGGAAATGGATTTACATATTGGGATAATATTTCAACTAAGACTGTTCCTAATCTTTCTTCCGATGAGTATCTACTCTTAGCACGTTCATTGAATGTGTTTGGTGTTCCTATCGGGGGAGAAGAAAGATGGAAAACTAATCATTTAGATATGGAGAATGCAGATTACACAGGACAACCAATCGCAGGAATGCGTACAATGGAATCGTTCGGCGAATCTGTCATTGAAGATTACTATGATATTAATAAGCGTTCTAACGAAATCTTGAATCCGCCAGTTTCACTATCTGGTATTAGTATCGAGTTTGGTACAAGAGCCGTTGACCAAATTGCACCATCTTGTTCTAACCCAGCATACTATAATATAGTTGATTGTGAAGCAGATAACGGTGTTTGGACTGATACAGTTCCTGCATTTTGTTCTGACGGAATTTATACTAATATAGTTGATTGTACTGAACCAAACGGAGTTTGGACATACGGTTCTTGTTCTGACACTTACTGGGGTAATCAATCAGAGTGCGAAGGCGCAGGCGTTTGTTCTGACCCAGCATTTAATAATAGTCAAGGGGGTTGTTCTGGTGTAGGTGGAACTTGGACACCTGCTGGTAATACTTGGACTGCAGGAACTTGTACTGACGTAGCATTCACGACAGCAATTACTTGTGAAGCACCGCGTGCCGTTTGGACTCCTGAAGTATTTGAATCTTGTACTGATGATAACTTCACTACGCAAGTGACTTGTGAAGCCCCAAGAGGAACTTGGGACCCAACAATAGTTGCCGCGATGCCTGGCGATGTAATTATCGTGAACGGAGATGGTATTGACCCAGATTGGACTATAACATTAGGCGGAGTTCTTCAATCAACTGTCGCTCTGAATCTGCCGACACAAGTCAACTTTACTGTTGGTTCTGGTACACCTCTTGGTGACCAAGAAATGATAATTATGAATGTTGATGGAGATTCAGCAACTCTAGGAACAACCATCAATGTACGAGACTTTTTGAGAATTATCACGGTAACTGACAATGGAGATACTACATTTGGAGTGACTGGAGCGAACTTTATAGACGCTGATACCACGGTCACCCTAGAAGTGACAAATGACCCAGCCGCCGGCTCTTGGCCACAGACTGTTACGTTTGTCGATGTTAATAATCTGACATTTACTGATATTACCACGACTGGTAACTATGACGTAATTGTTGAAAATCTAGATGGAACCACATTCAGAGAACTAAATGCTGTGGTAATACCATAATAACTGATACTAATATATAAATAGTATTATAAATATAGTAGAGAATACAATTTTTGGAGATAAAATAAAATGTCCGTCACACTATCAAGCATAACTACAGCGGTTGACCCGTTCAATGACATACCAGATATTACATTTGATAGTATCGATGTTTCGGCGTTTACCGAAGAAGTAGAGATATATACTAACACACCAGCGGTGATGATACCGACTAAATTGAACGCTATGGCGTCCTCAATTAAAGACTGGTTAAATCTCAATATCTCGGCTCCCTTAGAAAATCAACAGAATACCTTCAAAAACGAAGTTGTTGTAAGAACTAACACGGCGATGAATGCCGTGGAAACATATATGAATGATGAAGTTCAAGGCTTCGTCAATTCAGTCTTTGTCCCTTGGGCAAACGACTCTGGTAATGTTCTATCAAATCACGCAAATACGCTTGAGACCAATGTAACCACGACACTGAGTCAATTAATGATTGACTATTCTGGCCACGTTGCGTCCCAAGACGCTTTAATCGCCGCTGCCTTGGCAGATATACTAGCAAATCTTGCCCAGTATACTTCTGGTGCAGCCAACTCTGGTTACTCTATTCACGCAACAAACGAATTAATTGCTGATGTAACAATGACGAGAGAGATTGGCTTTGCTGATTATCTTTACAATTCAGAAGGCAATATTACTTTTGCTGAAGAGGGCGACAACACTACTCATCACATTTCATATGACGCATCAACTGGAGCAATTGCTTCATTTGGCGAAACAATGCAAATTGAAGGTGAGCCACGCCCATTCGTACAACATTTGAAACTTGAAAACGAAGCAGTGACGGGCTCGACTTCAGTTACAAAAATTAAAGCATATGATATGTTTAAGAATACTTCTGGTGGTGGAGTACACTCATTCAGAGGAAGCGGACACGAAGCAAACGGTGACCCAGCAGTTGAATTAACTATTCTTAATAACACTTCTGTTCCCGACACAGACAATCCGGAAATTATTCTCAGACGTGGCGTAGATGCCGCGATGATGTGGGGCGGAATTGATGTTGGTGACTTTGTAAAAATTACAGAATTAGATGGTACTACACTTTATAATGGCGGTGTTAGCGGACAATATGCTCAACACTATGATACAATTTTATTCAAACCCAATCAATCTTATTGTCACGATGCAACAAGTGGCGTAGTTGGATGGGGCGTACCTGCATCTCTTAATGCAAGTGATGTCGATTCTTCAGGCGGACTACACGATACTCCAGTTAAATGCGAAGAGTATGTTGATAGTGCAGTAACCCTCCTTGATGACTTCTCACGTTCTTACGAATACAATATAGCAGGCGAATCTTATGACGGTGCGTTATCTGACGGACTGATTTACAGAGTCTATATTAATGATGACTCAGGATTTATTGATTCTTACGCATACACAGTTGATGCAAACGGAAAACAAGGCACTGGTGCTATTCTTAATGCTGTCTATGATGACGGTGTTTCTGATGTAACAATTACAAATGGTGGTACTAAATGGTCTAAAGCAACAGCAGTTCGAGCCTTTGACTTAGGTGCTGTTGATGTTGCTGGCTCAAGTGAAACGAAAGCCACTGCAACTCATACTCTTAAAGATGGTATGGTTAACTCTGTTGATGTTGCTACTGCAGGTTCAGGTTATACTGGATACTGGGAAGTAGATGTAGCCGCTGAGATTGGTGGCGACGGACATACTCATACAATTCAATTAACACAAACAGAAGTTGATATTATTATGGCCGGTGGTCAAGTCACTTCAACTACTGTTGATGCTGGACACACGCACGACCAAGTTGTAATGTGGAATGAATTTAATAATTCTTTCATATTTACTCAAACATCAGGTGCTCATACTCATCCTCTTGCTGTTACTACTCACACAGTTAATCCATTAATTACTCTTGCATTCACTACCTCAACTGGTGGTCTTGCAGATGGTTATGTTAAATTAACAGTAACCGGTGAAGTAGAAAATGTAGTTATTACTGAAGGCGGAGCAGACTATGTTCCTGCAGATACAGTTGCTATTAACGGTGGTTCACCCACTGTAGCCGCAACTGCTACGATGGACTTAGCGTCTGGCGGTATTGCTGGATTCTCAGTAACTGGTGCAGGCACTGGATATACTGACACAACTGCTAAAACAGTTGCGGTTGATATTCAGAACAACGCTTTTGTTCCATCAATTATCTCTGCTAATGTTGGAGACACTGTTACTTTTACAAATCTTGACATTCAAGCACACACTGTTACTCACGCTGATGAAATGTTTGACTCTGGTGATATTCCTCAGAATGCTACGTTCACATATGTTATAACGAAGCCGACTGAGATTACAGACAAGTACGACCTCTATGATGACAATGATACAACTATTAAAGCGACTCTTTGGGTACGTGATAATACTGTATATGTCGATATGATTTCAGAAACTGGTGGTGGAGTTCGAGGACTTGCTACTGTTAACAGTAGTAATGAAGTTATTAATATTGCAGTTGATAGACCTGGACAAGGTTATGTTTCAGGCGACTCTGTTAGAATAGTTGATGTATCTGGTCCTGGTGAAGGGGCTTACGCTTATCCAGTACTTAATCGTTCTATCGGAAATGTTACTATAAACACTGCAGGAGCTGGTTATTCATCTACAACTCAGATTATTGCGGTTGACCCGACTGGAACTCCAGTATATGATGTTGACGGAGTAACTGAGATTGACAGAATATTTGGTTCAGGAGCAATCTTGAAACCATTACTAACGACTGAAGCAGTTGCAGAATATTGTTCTGATACTCAGTATACAGACCAAGTTGCTTGTGAAGGCGCTTCTGAAACTTGGACGCCTGCAGTCCCGATGGGGATGTTTACTGGCGTACAAGTAGTTAACGGTGGTTCTAATTATCACGATATTAATTTTGTTATCAATGACCCAGCAAATACTGGTGCAGGTGCTACTCTTCAAGTAGACCTCAATAATGTAATTACAGATATTGTCTTAACATCAAGAGGTCAATCTTATGATGAGCCGATGATTAATGTTTCTGATGTTGGTGGATGGGTTGGAACAGCCTCTAAATCAGTTGGTGGTGGCTTTGTTGGTAGTGTTGTTCTTAACAACGGTATCGGGGCAGCCACGATTGTTGAAGATTGGCAAGATTATGTAGATGGCTTTACTAGAGTTATGGTTGTCGATGAGCATCCAGAGCCAACTGGCTATGGTGCTGAAGGTACTGTTGAACTAGGACTTAATGGCAACATTTCAGAAGTGACAATAACGAATCCTGGTACAGCATATAAAACACCTCTTGTGATGGTTGCAGGCCCAGTAACACTTGTTGGCGCATCAATCAACAATGTTAATACAGATTTAGCACTATATGGTCCTGAGGGAAATGACGATGCTTCCCCATTCTCAGCCAATAATACTGCTGGAACGAACTTTAAAAATGGCATTATGATACAATTCGAGAATCCAAATGGACACACACTGAATGACGAATGGGCATTTAAAACGATGTCTTGGACTTTGGGTACTCCCGCATCATTGCTATACGCATCTAATAAATATGATGGTAACCTCGAAGATATGAGAGGCATTATTACACTCAAAGATGTTTGGGAGGCTTAATAAGCAATGATTAATTATATAAATATATTTAATATAAATAGAGATATGAGTATTAAAAAGTCTAAATTGGAGAAGAATTAAATGGATATTCTAACACTTGGCAAAATGAATGCAATGGCGAAAGATGTCGACCAGACTTTAGAATTTCTAGCCAACTCAACTTTCACTGCACTCAAAGATGTATGCGATTTTCAAGAAGGAAATATTAACTGTATCAACGCAGTTGTTTCAGCAGGCGTAGATGCTCTTAACGCCGCTGGCGGCGGTGGAGGTTCTGGCCCACAACACGCACTCTATATTGGTTGTCATCACAATGGTCAAACAGGGTGTGAATCAGTCAATTACAACGGATGGCAATGTTCTTGGACTGTACCAGCAGATACAAAAGGAATTAAATTTGAAATCTACGGTGGCGGTGGCTCTGGTTATGGGGCTTGTTGCTGTATGGTGAACCCTCTTCCTGGTGGTTCTGGTGCATATGCTGTAAAGCATCTAAACGAAGAAGATGGAGATTTTACAGCAGGTTCTACTGTTTATGCACTATGTGCCGGCGGCACAGGATGTTGTTGGGCAAGTAGTCACGGTCAGAGAGGACATACCTCTTATGTTACTGGCACAGGCTTATCAAACTTTTGTGCATTAGGTGGACATACAGGTGAACATCACTGTCAAAACTGGAACTGTTACACTTGTTGTCAGACTTGTTTTGGTTGTGCGGCATTTTACGGAGCAGATTATGGAACAGCAGGCAGAAGTGGTTGGAGAAAATCATCTCAACATTGTGCTTCTTCTATGTTCTCAATTGCCCCAGGAGCACCAGGCCCATTAGGAACTGGTGATGCAGGCTCACACGGTGGTTGTACTAACGATATGCACACCGGTGGCGGTCCCATCTCCCCTGGCGCAGCCTCACACGGTGCAGTTACGCACGGTGGTTGTTGCTGTGGTAAAGCAGGTGGCGGCGGTGCAGTAGTTGTCACGTATTGGAAATAAGGCATAATTAAAAGTTAATTAGGAGATATATTAAAAATGGCTAAACTGAATATTGAAATGACGTACCCAGTGCCGGATAAGTATCTATCCCAGAGTACGGCTGCCGGCAGAACTGCTACGTTGTCTTATCTCGGGCCTGACACAATCTGGGTTGATGTACATAAAGATGGTGACAGAAAAGGGAAATGGACTTCCGAACCAATCAAAACAAATTATCACGATGATGGTAATATCGAAGGTACTGACGATGATATGACGATAGCAATTGAGGCACTTCCTGTTCCTCTAGATGCAATTCGTGTCAAAATCGACTGTACTAAAGATGCTCACATTTGTTCGATTTGGACTGACCCACACACTGTAGGAGATGACAGAGGTTCTTATGATAAATTACCTCAAGTTCAAGAGAAACTTGCTGATGGTACTGTTTATTACGAGCGACCTGCAGACGATAAGATTCCGCCCGACCATATATGGAATAAAAACGAAACTACGTGGAATTCTAAGACAAAGAAATGGGACTTAGTGTTACTTGAAACTTGGAACTCTTGGGAAAATGTTCGTGCGGTAAGGAACAAACTTCTTGAAGATACAGATATGAAAAAATTGCTACCCGAAGGCGAAGAATACGATGCCTGGGAAGCATATCGACAGGAATTAAGGGATTTACCACAAAAGTATGATGGTAAAGAACCACATACAGTTCCACATCCTGATTCTCCCGAAGATACTGAAAACAAGGCAAGGCAAGCCGCAGAGGAGAACAACTAATGGATATTTTAACACTTGGTAAAATGAACCAAATGGCCAAAAACACTGACCAAGCGTTAGAGTTAATGGCAAATCACGTTTATGAAGAGATTCAGAGCGTACACAATTTTCAAGACGGAGCAGAAACTACAATAGATGCCGCAGTTGCGACAGGCACGGCGGCCATTCAAGCAATGATTGATTCTGGAGTATCGTCTGCCCCTCAAAAACATTTTTACATTTACAATACAAATCATTGGTCAGTGACTAATGGCGGGTGTTGCTTACATTGGACTGTTCCAACAGGTACTCAAATAATTACGTTTGAGATTCTATCTGGTGGCGGACCAGGTGGTTCTGCTGGACACGATTTTGATATCGGACACGGTGGAGCTGGTGGGAATTATAACGAAAAAACGATTTGTGAGGCGTCAGGACAATTTAGTTCCGGCTCAGGCACAGAATCAGCGTATACATTATGTGCCGGCGGTACTTCACAATGTTCTTGTTGCACAACTTGTAACAGAGCGTGTAGACACGGTTGTGTATCTTATGTAAACGGACCTGGATTATCGAATTTCTGCTCACAAGGCGGACACGGTGGTTCAACATCTTGGGATGTTCAATCTTCTTGTTATAACTGTCATATTGGTGGACTCCAGTGTGATAGAGGTAACTACAACGCAGGTTGGGTATCACATAACTGTAACGAAGCAACTTACGGTGGAGATATGTGTTTCAGAGGTATTAACGGCGGTATGCACAAAGGCTACAGTTGTTGTAACGAAATTCAGAACGGTACTGGCAGTCCTTCAGGCCCATTCACAGCCCCTTGGAGTGGTTCAGCGAATCATTATTGTGCAGGCGATATGGCTTGTTGTGCTGGTCACTCAGTCTTCCCTGGTGGAGGCGGAGTAGGTGACGGAAACGCCGCAGGCACTGCTTGTGTCGGTGGTTTTGGTGCCGGTGGATTAGTCAAAGTGACATATCAATAATTAATTAGGAGAGTTTAAAAAATGGCACACGTTAAAAAAATCGTAACTTACGACTTACCTGATGAGTTTGAACAGGCTACGCCAACTACTGCGTTGGGTAAAACGTCTACGCAAAGTTATGATGGCCCATCAACTCTAATCCTATGGATTGATAAGGAGTCAAAAGTTATCGACCAGACTTGGGACAAAGACGACTATACAGAACGTCCTGTTCCTTTAAATTGCGAAGTTAAAGAGATTAAAGCAGATTCGGACGAGAATATGATTAAAATCGGACTTCTTTTCGGTGGATTTGCTGAGAGAAAACTATATGAAGTTAGAGTTGGTCCTGCTGAAGATGACAATGTTGTTATAGTAGACCCGACTGACCCTCGAATGATTTTCTCTGAAAATGCTATTCTAGAGGATTATACTGCACCTATCAAAATGAAGAGTGGTATTAATACTGATAACGAAAATCCAGAAAACGATTTTCGTAGACGTTCAGATGTCGCCGTTCGGGTAGACAGAGATGCTAAATTGAAGCAGTCTGATGGACGTATCGCTGAAGATATGCCTGAAGAAGTTAAAGCGAAATGGGAAACATATCGTCAGAAATTACGAGATATTCCTCAAGACTGGGCCGCAGTTCCAAATCATTTAATTAGATGGCCGACTGACCCAGACGGAGAGTATGATGACCCATATGTTCGTAATGAGTCACCTGACCACGAAGTAATATTGGTCGCAAAAAGAACGGCCAAAGACAACGCGGCAATAGCACAATTAACGCCAATTGCCGGTATTGATGAGTAATTTATAAAAACCAACTTATTTTAGAGTTTCAAAGCCCTCGAAAGAGGGCTTTTTTTATGATATAAATACTTGACAAGATGTACTGATTATGTTATAATAGTCGTAATTTTAAGTATTAAACAAAGTGAGGTGATGTGATGAGTCGGTCAAAGGCTTTCTTTATTAATGGTGGTGCTGGTAGGGTACTATGCTCAATTCCTGCTTTTGAGCGATATGCCGAAGATTCAGGTGATGCTGATTTTATTATAGTCTGCGAAGCAGGTATGGATTTCTATAGAGGACACCCAGTTCTCCAAAAACACGCTTACGAAGTGTGGCACAAAGGTCTTTTTGATGAACATCTTAAAGACAAAGATTTGGTTACCCCCGAACCATATCGTATCAACGAATATTTCAACCAACAATGTAGTATGGCTCAAGCATTTGATATCGAAATCAATAGTCTTGAGACTGCAAGAGAGTTATCCCATCCGTCTATTAAACTCAATAAGATGGAAAAGATTACTGGATATCAGACTGTCCAGGAAATTAAAGCGGGTGTCAGAAAAGAAAAAGCAATTATAATTCAGCCCTTTGGACGTTCAGTTCAAATGATGGGCCAATATTTGATTGATGGTACTTCTCGCTCTTTTGAAGTTCAGAATATAATTAGTATTATTCAGAAACTCCGAAAAGAATATGCTGTTATAGTAATGACAGAATTTCCCCTCCCTCTTCCAGAAATGAAAGACCACCCAGTAGCAGTTCCTAAAGAACCCAATTTACGATTATGGGCGTCAATGATTAATTCAGCAGACCATTTCTTGGGATGCGATTCTATCGGACAACATATGGCTAAAGCATTAGGCAAAACGGCGACAGTCGTTATTGGTTCTACCATACCAATTAATATCACTTATCTCGATGATGATAATTTTGATATTCTTGATATGGGAGAAGAGAAGGGAAGAACTTATTCACCTATTAGAGTTTCGTTTGATGACGAGAAAGATAGACAGAATGATGAGGTGATGATGTTAGATGAGTCTCAGGAACAAAGAGTTGTTGATTCTTGTATAGGATATTTAGGCGATGGCGGACCGTTTAAAGGCACGTTTATTCCAACGCAACCAAGTGGGGGTTGTGGTGTTCCACCTAGCACACCCAGTCAAGCAGTCGGTGAACAACCAGATGTACCAAAGATAGAACCAAAAACGCCTGATTTCAGCACAAAGAATTTACTAGAGGATGGATAAATTATGAGTCAGTGGATTGCAGGTATAGCCAGAGGCCACAACGCTGGTGTTTGTTTACTAAAAGATGGTGAAATTGTTTTTATTGTTGAAGAAGAGCGACTTACAAGAAAAAAATATGACGGTGGGCCTTATGCTTCTATGGTCAAGATTCTTGAGTATACAGATAAGTTGGATTATCTAGTAATCGCACATACACAATCAGATGAAAGTCGAGTAGACTTTAGTGGTGAAAATGTTTATCCAAGTCTAGCCAGAAAACTTCGTTTGATTGACGACCCTAGTAAACAAGTATTAGATATGCACCGATGGCATCATAAGATGCACGCCGGGTGTGCCTTCTATCGTTCTGGATTTGAGACTGCCGTGGCAGTCATTGTTGACGGCGCTGGCACATTTATTGATATGAATGTTAACGGCGAAAAAATAATGACTTGGGAACTTGAGACTATTTTAGATTGTTCATATCCAGATAACTTCAAAACACTCTACAAACATCAAGGTGGTAGAGGACCTTGGCCCGCAATGAAACAAATTATGGGCTCAGAACGTGAAGGAGAAGAGGGCGAACACGAATTGATACTTGATGATTCGGCTGGTATTGTGAAAGCATACGAAGCCGTGACTCAATATTGTGGATGGGAGCCTATTGAAGCGGGTAAGACTATGGGATTATTTCCATATGGTAAACCAAACGATAAGATACCATCGATTTACACTGATGGAAATGGTGGCGATTGGAAAACTACAGACAGAAATGTTATTATTCCAACATACCCTAATGGGTCTGTTGTCAATCAATTTCGTTATGATGAGTTAAAGACCACGGAAAAAGAATCTAAGGGAGACGTAACTAGACTCCAGAATCGTAGAGATATGGCATATCTAGTTCAGACTGAATCACAGCAAATGGTCCTTGATTTGATACGCAAAGCAGTCAAAATGTCTGGCAATAAGAATGTCGTTCTTTCTGGCGGTTATGCTCTCAATTGTGTCGCTAACTATTGGTATCTTGGACAACTAAAAGACGAAGGCATAAATCTATTTGTTGAGCCAGTTTCTAATGATGCTGGTACCGCAATGGGCGCCGCACTGCTTTGTCACTACGCACTAACTAAAGACTCAAAAGTACGTGAGTATGGCGAGTCTCTATTTCACGGTCCGAGACAAGGCAGGTCTACAGAAGAGATTACAGATATCGCAAAAAAATATAAAGCGACTGGTGTATTTGATGCACAATATCCAGAAGATGCAGTTAACTTAATTTTGAAGGGGAACATTGTTACACTATTTCAAGGTAACAGTGAGAATGGCCCAAGGGCTTTGGGCAATCGTTCTATCCTATATGACCCACGAACGGTAGAAGGGAAAGACTATGTAAACAACGTAAAGCATAGAGAATATTTCCGACCGTTCGCTGGGTCAATTCTTCACGAACACGCACACGAATGGTTTGATATGAGAGGATTGGAAGAATCTCCACATATGATGTATGCGATGTATTGTTCAAAAGATGAATATGCAGAACAAATTCCTGCTATTATTCACATAGATGGAACTTGTCGGATTCAGACAGTCAAAGAACATCAGAATCCAATATTCTATGAAATGATACGAAAATTTTATGAACAAACTGGAGTACCAGTTCTTTTTAATACTTCTTTTAATCTTGGTGGTGAACCATTAGTAGAATCAATTGATGATGCTGTTAGGACACTCTCAGAAAGTGATATTGAGTATCTATATCTTCCAGACAATAATCTAATAATTGAAGTGAAAAATAAGGAGAAAAAATAATGTCAAACGTAGTGTTTCTAACAGAAGAAACTAAAGATAAAGACCTAGTCGGAGAGGAAGAAGTCTTGCTGAAAGCGGGCGAAAAGCCTGTGCCGCCAATGCCGAAGAAACCTGCTGAGCCGATTCCAAAAATAACTGTTGTTACGGGTGGTGCTGGCTTCATTGGTAGTCACTTGATAGAGAAGTTGAACAATCGGGGGAATGAAAGAATTCTTCTTGTTGATGACTTATCACATCCAGACAAGATTCGTAATATTAAAGACCTCAAATTTCAAGACTATTGCGATATATCTAAATTTCCAGAACTGTTTATGTTTATGGCAGAGAAAGAAATGGTCGATGCCGTTTATCATATGGGTGCTGATAGCAATGTCGCTTCCACTGACGGCAAACATATGATGGAAAATAACTATCAATATACTTGTAATCTTATGGATATGTGTCATATGGGCAGAATTCCTCTTGTTTATGCTTCAAGTGCCGCGGTATATGGACAGCAAACTAAAGAGTGGGGCACCTTTAATGACAAATCAGATGATTATACTCCAGATAGTTACTACGCATTAGCGAAACTTCAAGCAGATAAGTACAGCAGAAAATTTATGAATCAGGGACCAGACAGGACTAAAATTATTGGTCTAAGATATTTTAATGTTGTCTCTGAAGGTAAACGAGAGACACACAAAGATAATATGAAATCTGCTATGGCCTGGATGAAAGAACAATATGACGAAACAGGAATGATTCGTTTGTTCAATGGTTCAGCCGAAATATATCGAGATTTTGTCCACGTTGAAAATGTCGTTCATATGACAATCAATGCTATGACTTCAGGTAGAAGTGGAGTATATAATATTGGTTCTGGAGAATCACGGTCTTTTCTTGACTTAGCACTAGAGATTGTTAACGATGATGAAAGTAAGATAACATATTTTCAGATGCCATACGAAATGCAAGACAGATATCAAACATTTACCGAAGCGAATATGGACAATGCTTGTTTTGGCATAATGTCGAGACCTTAAATGAAAGGCGAAAGTCTAGCAACAAAATCAAGATGGCAAAGACCTGAGAAATTTTTCCCAGTTGTCGTTGAAGATTTCTTTACTTCTCCTGAAGTGATTATGGAGTATGGAAAATCTCTGCCGAAAGAAGTTGTAGGTAATCAGCCTGGTAAGAGGTCAAAACAGTTTTGGGAAATAGATGCAGAGTTGCATAATACGATATTAAGAAAAATTTTAAGTTGCTATTATGACTTAGACTATGTAAACATTTCTTGGAAACTCAGTAATATGTCTTTTCACGAAATTCCACGATTTCACGAAGCAAAATCAAACATAAAAAACAAAGGATGGATACATCAAGATGTAGGTGTATATTCTCCAGACGGCCCAGATGATGAAGTTGCTGGATTGATATATCTAACGCCCGATATTGACCCAGATTCTGGTACATCATTATTTAATTTGAAACCTGGTGCAGTAATACAACCAGAAGAAGAGTCAAAACAAGAGGGCTGGGTAGAACATAGAAAGAAGTTTGACGAAAAACTTTGCTTCAAGAACTTTTTTAATCGTATGATAATGTATGATGCTTGTGAATGGCACGCCGCAAATAGTTATTGGAATGATGGTGATGTTAGATTAACATTAGCATTTTTTATAGGGGGAATAGAGGCATCTACATTCCCACTGAAAAGAGTAAAACATTGGGACAGAGAAAGAAGCATATGTGGATAGCAGGAATTGCCCTAGGGCATAACGCTGGCGTCTGTCTATTAAAAAACGGCGAAGTTGTTTTTTCTATTGAAGAAGAAAGACTATCAAGGGCTAAGCACGATGGCGGGCCTTTACTCAGTATGATGAAAATCTTAGACTATACAGATAAAATTGATTATCTGGTAGTGTCCAATCTAACCACTAACCCCAACGACCCTCGTCAACACACCGTTCTTGAATATACTAGAGAACCTTTATATCAAGGACTCGCAAGACGATTAGGATTAATCGAGCAGGCAGATGGAGAGTTAGATACGCAATCACCACAGGTTGTCAATATGTTTGATAATCATCACAGACTCCACTCAACGATTGCCTTTTATAATTCTGGGTTTGAAACAGCCGTGAGTGTCATTGTAGATAGTAGTGGCAGTAGTAGAGAGTTCGGAAGTGATAAAGAATCAAATATATATTTTGAAATAGAAACTATTTTCGACTGTTCCTATACAAAAGGAATCAAGACTCTATATAAGAAAATGGGGTGCGACAAGGGAAGAAGTTATTATATTAAGGAAATGCACGATGAACAATTAGATGAAAAATTTGAATTAGTTGCAGATGAGGGCGCTGGAATTGGAAAAGTTTGGGATGCAGTCACAGATTATTGTGGATTTCACATAAACGATGCAGGCAAGACTATGGGATTATCTGCATTTGGCTCTTCAAATGATAAAATACCTGACCTGTTTCGTGGTGATACATCCAATAAAGATTTGACAAAGGCTCAATACCCGTATCGTACAAGTCTTAATATAGGTAAAGAAGAATTTGAGTTTTTAGATGATATGGATTGGAAAGATGATTTATCCAAATCCAATCTTAGAAGAGATATGGCTTATGCAGTTCAGAAAGAAACCCAAGAACAAGTTTTAAATCTAATCATCAAAGCATCCGAAATGAGTGGCAATAAGAATGTTGTATTGAGTGGCGGGTATGCACTTAATTGTGTTTCTAATTATCACTACTTGAATAAATTAAACGACCTCGGCATCAATTTGTATGTAGAGCCAAACTCTAGTGATGCTGGTACTGCCACTGGGGCCGCTTTACTGTATCATTATATGTTAGAGAAAGAGAAGGGCAACGAATGGCTAATGCCTAGAGAAAGAAGAGATAATTTATTTCTGGGACCAGAATATAACTATAATATCGAAGATGTGCGTAAAACAGTAGAGAAATATAATGCTGAACTTCTTATTGCTGATAGAAAAGATGTAGCGAAATTGCTTAAAGATGGAGAAATAATTTCTATATTTCAAGGGAGAAGCGAAAATGGCCCTAGAGCATTAGGCAATAGAAGCATACTATTCAATCCAACTATAGAGAATGGCAAAGACATAGTTAATAAAGTGAAGGGTCGAGAATATTTCAGACCGTTTGCAGGTGCAATTTTAAAAGAATGGGTTCACGATTGGTTTGATATGAGGGGATTAGAGGAATCTCCTAATATGATGTATGCTGTTGACGTTCTAGAAAATAAGAGAGATTTGATACCGTCAGTTTTACACGTAGATAATACCTGTAGAATTCAGACCGTGACCGAAACTCAAAACAGATATCTCTATAAACTCATTGAAGAGTTTTACAGAATGACCACTGTACCAGTATTGTTTAATACTTCATTTAATTTAGCAGGTGAGCCTCTAGTCGAGACCCTTGATGATGCACTGAAAGTCTTAAAGGCCTCTGAACTGGAATATTGTTATATGCCAGAATTAGGTAGTTTAATACATTTGGAGAATGTGAAATGAATGACCTTATAACTCTAATTAAAAAACATCACATAATTTTAGTTATGTTGTTAGTAATACCAATGATGTTATTTGGTGGATGCCCTTGTTGGCTATGCACTATTGGATGCGGTTGATTTACTTGGCCATCCCTGTCTTTCATCTTGAGAATCACCTGGTCTAATCCGATAATTATCTTCAGGCATATCCTTGCTTGATGCTTCAAGAATAACCGTATTATCTTTCATACAAGTCACTTGATGTGGAGTCATAGGCTCAATATGAAAAGTTCCGCCCTCGTCTATGTAAATTTTGCTTGTTGTCGCATCTTTCATATCCATCAATTCAACCATAACTGACCCTCTCGTACATAACCAAGTCTCAGTCTTATCTTTATGGAAGTGCATTGAAGATTTGTGACCCATTTTATCAAAATGCAATTCTTTCATACAATATTGGTCATTGCTTTCAATGATTAATTCGTGACCCCACCCCTTTTCAATTTTTTTGTTTCTCATAATGGTGTATCCAATTTGAATATTTTATCAATAGTCTTTGTTGTACTCTTTCCTTCAACAATAGGAATTATTTTTACTTGTTTGACTAAATCATTGCCAACTACAGTGTCAATTGTATAGTCTCCACCCTTGACCAGGCAATCGGGCATGAGGCGTTTGATGAGTTCGTATGGAGTATCCTCATCAAATAAGATTACACCATCTACTCCTGCGATTGACTCTAACACTTTCTTACGTTCTTCTTCATCATTAACTGGTTCTCGCTTTATTCTCTTCATTGAATCATCACTATTTAATCCAACAATCAATTTATTACCAAATGCCGCGGCTTTATTAAGCAACTCAATATGTCCAGAGTGTATAATATCAAAGCATCCGTTTGTAAACACGATAGTCTCTATTACAGCACCTTTATCTGGTGGGGCGGTACCGAGTTTACTCACAACATCACCAGCGGCTCTATTTGCATAGTCCATTGCATTCTTAATGCCTGATGGAAGAAAATAGGTGAATGTCGCAATAACGGTATCACCAGCACCTGATACATCTCTAATTTGTTTTCGTTTAGGTTGTCTAAGAATAGATGCTCCATCTCTTCCAATCCAGTGCATACCATCTGCACCAAGAGTCACTAAAATTCCTTGTACGTTTAAATCTTCACAAACTTGCAGGGCTTTCTCATAAGTAAATTCCCCATAAGCATCTTCAAATTCTTTTTTATTTGGTGTGATTGCGTAAGCGCCAGAATATTTTTCCCAATCTGTTCCCTTAGGGTCGATTAAAATTGGACAGTCGATTCCTTTGTAAGATGTCGATTTATTGTTAATAAGGTCATCCAACAGTTCTGTAGTTATAGTACCTTTACCATAATCTGACACGATAATAGCATCTGGTGATGCACCAAATGACGGAGGAGAGTCTTTTATATGCCCGCTATCGATTCTACAGAGTTGTTGGTCATTCGTGAGGATGCGTGTCTTTGTGATAGTTTCTGAATTTTTACCGATTTTGAGGTCATTAGAGATGTCTTGTTCTGCTAAGAGACCAGATATAATACCACCAGATTCATCTAAACCTACCGTAGAAAAAAGCATAACCTCGTCTGTAAAAACCTTTAACGTCTGACAGACATTACCTGCTCCACCAAGCCGAGTCTCTATCATTACATTATCCACTACGGGAACGGGGCTTTCTGGTGACAGGCGGGTAGTTGTCCCAGCCCAGTATTCATCCAACATCACGTCACCAATCACAAAAATACGCTTATTCATAATATTATCTCCAAATCATCTTATTATATAAATACTTACTGAGTAAACTATACACTTATATATACGTAAGGAAAAATATGGCAGACCAAACAGAAAAAGCATTAGATAATCTTGGTGTGGCCGTTGATACTATGAAAGAAAGGATTACCCGACTAGAAGAACAAATGAAAACTATCTACAACTCAGTAGATAGAGTTGAGAAGAAGTTGGACAAATTAATTGAACAGGCCGGTGACCACGATGTAGATGTTGCTACAAATAAAATCCGTATAGGCGCAGGAGAGAGATTCTTCTGGGTGATGGTCTCTGCAGGCATAGGGCTTGTTATATACTGGATAAAGAGTGGATAAGAGGCTATGGCGATTGAATTATTATTTGAAATTGAAAAATACCTATCGATAATCGTATCGGCAGGCGCCATAGGAGCCTTTTTCTTCACACTAAAGCACCGAAAATATTATTCCTGTTGGGCACGCTCTTCTATTTTGCTCGGTTCGGTAATCAGTGTATACCACCTATTCAATTGTTTCCTTTGCAGTCCTGATGCCGCACTCCTTGTATCTGTTATTGCTGATAGAAAACAACATATGATATCCGCTGGGATACATATTGGATATCAATTATCAGTGGCAATGTTCGTGTATACAATTCTAAGATTTAAGTGGTCTATAACCAGACAATACAAGGCCATAATGGCGGTGAAGTGTAGAGAATATAATGGGAAACATAAATAGAAATGACGAGGAAATATTATGGCTAAACTACAATCAGTAGATAATTTAAGAGATTATGCTTATAGGAAACTTGGTGCTCCAAAGATAGAAATCCAAGTAGATGATACTCAAGCATATGACAGGATAGATGATGCTCTCCAATTATTCGTTGAGCGCCATTTTGATGGGGCAGAGGAGAAGTTCGTTACTTACGTATTCACCCCCACCGATGAAGCAAATCAATACATAACCCTCGATGATAATATTGTCGCGGTAACCAGGATATATCAGCCTGGAAAATATTCTTCTGAGGCGATGAGTGATGTACGTTACAGAATTATGTTTGATGAGATGTTCGATATGACCAAAGTTAATATGGCATATTTCGAGATAACAATGGAACATCTGGAGATGATTCAAGGTTATTTTAATCTAGACAGAACATTCACTTTCAACAAAGCAACTAATCGACTTTATTCTCATTCTGGCAATATTGTTGGCCCAAGTTGTAATCCATTAGGAACTTGTTCTGATGTGGCTCATACAACAGAAACAGACTGTACTACTGCACTTGAAACGTGGACAGCATACGCAGACCAATCGGCTTGTGAAACTGCATCTGGTACGTGGACAGTCGGTAATTCTATACTTCTTAGGGCTTGGCAAGCAGTTATACCAGATGAATCAAGCAGTTATGCTCTTGATGTATTCAATGACGAATGGGTTAAGAAGTACGCCACTGCACAAATTAAACAGCAGTGGGGTGCAAATTTGAAACAGTTTGACGGAATGCCATTACCTGGAGGTATTACAATTAATGGCCAACAGGTTTGGGATGAAGCGAAAGAGGAGATTGAAAAACTCCAAGAAGAATTTTCGATGAATTATGAACTTCCGGTCAACTTTATAGTAGGGTAACATTATGGGTATGTTCGATAGTATGTCCAAATCCCCAATGGTCAAGGATATCGCAGAAGAAGTTGTTGCTGTTATTGGATTTTCAGCAAAATATCTTCCGAGAAAATACGGTACTGCCATTGACCCGATTTTCGGTGAGGACCCCTCATCGTTCTTTGATACGATATGGACATTTAACATACTAATTGATGACTATCAAGAATATGGTGATGTAGGAGATTTCTATTCTAAGTTCGGTGTAACTGTAACTGATGAAATGAAAGTGTCTTTCACGAAGAAAGACTTTGCAGAGCAAACAGTAGCCACAGATGATGATACTCCAATTGCTGGAGATTTGTTATATTTCACAGATGCAGAAGCATTATTTGAAGTGACATTTGTTGGTCACAACTCTTCATTTTATCCAGAACCTGAAGGCTCACAACACATATGGACATTAACGCTCAAACCTTGGGAATACGGTAGTGAAGAAATTACTGTTGTTGACCCAGAAATTACTGCTATTACTGATGACCTGGACGCTACTATAGATAAAGCACTAGATACTCCAGATTGGGATAGTTTAGATGACGATATCTTTGACTTATCTGAAATGAATCCATTTGGGAGTACACAATAATGTTTGGCACAACTTTTTATCACGGAACTACAAAGAAACTGATTATCGCTTTTGGGTCAGTGTTCAATAATCTCCACGTTATGCGAAGAGAAGCGGATGGCACACTCATTAAAGATATTAAGATACCACTAGCATATGAGTCTAGAAAGAAATATCTAGCACGATTAATCCAAGACAGTAGAAAGAATAAAGAAGTTCCACGAATGGGTTTTATTATGAGTGGTATGGAAGCAGACTTTAGTCGAGCAGGCAATCAAATGAACGAGTATAGATTTAGTCATAATGATGCCGACAAAGCATACAAATTATACTCCCCTATTCCGTATAATTGGACTTTCACTCTCGACATTTATGTTGACTATATGGATGATGGACTACAGATTGTAGAACAAATTTTACCATATTTTCAGCCAGACTTTAATTGTGTCATTGAAGAGATACCTGAATTAGATATGAAGAGAGACATTCCTATTGAGTTGACGGGTATCGCACTAACAGATGAATTTGAAGGCGATTTCGGCGACCACAGAGTTGTTAATTGGGCTCTCGATTTTGTTGTGAAGGGATGGATTTATCCACCAATTAGAGAACAAGGTGTTATCAAGACAGTACAAACAAATTATATGGTTAATTTCTTTACTGGTAGTCTTGATGAACATCCAGACGAACAAGTAAATTTAACAATCGACCCATTTACTGCTGATGTCACTGACAATTGGACAGTTAAAATAGAAGCGGGACATCCGGATAACCCTGATGATGATACTGACGTAGACACAATGCACGAAGTTAATTGGCCGCTCGGTAATGATTAAAATGATGACAAGGAAATTATATTATGGCAGAACGAAAAGATTCTAAACCAAGAAGAAAGACAACAAGAAAAAGACAACCGAGGAAAAAGACAGTCAACGAAAGATTAGATGCCGAGTTAGATATGGCTACAGATATCATCAATGAGTATGAAAGTGAAAGCCCAGACTTTTTGCCTCCAAAAATTGATGTAGATAAACGGATTGTAAGCACACGAAGAGAACGTGGTCTTGCACCGAGGGCTACTGTTAGTTCAAACCCAGACCAAGGAGACTTGCCTGAAGATTATTCATATGCAAGAGATAATCTTTATAATCTTATAGAAAGAGGAAACGAAGCACTTGAGGGTATACTTGAATTAGCAAAAGAAATGGAACACCCACGAGCATATGAAGTTGCTAGTGGGCTGATAAAAAATGTGTCGGATACGACAATGGAATTATTAAAGATGCAGAAAGAGTTGAAACAAATGAAAGATGGCGACAGTCCTAAGACGAATGTCAATAATCTTTATGTAGGTTCTACTGCTGAATTACAAGAAATGTTAAAGGGGAAAGAAATCAAATGAGCAGAGACCACATAATCCAAAACATCGGACTGGTAGTATTAGTAGTCGGGATGATGTACGGAATAACAGTAATAATGGATATGGTACGAGATGTCGATGGACTTGTCGAGCAAATAACTGTACTACAGGATAGCGTTGATAATTTGGTAAAGAATCACAATAATGGCCATTAATTGAGTCCTCGGGGGATTATATTATGACAATTAGTACCTATTTAGGTAATCCACTACTCAAGCGTGTAAATGTACCCCACGAATACACGCAAGATGAAATTTTAGAATATGTAAAGTGTAGGGATAATCCAATCTATTTCATCAAGACCTATATGACTATTGTCAATATAGATAAGGGTTTGATGAAATTTGACTTATGGCCTTTTCAAGAAAAAATAATTACAGGTCTATACAAAAATCGTTTTTCAATAATTAAGTGTCCTAGACAGTCTGGTAAATCTCAGACAAGTCTGGCATTTATGCTACATTATGTATTATTTCACGACCAGAAGAACGTAGCGGTTCTTGCCAATAAAGGCGCAACAGCAAGAGAGTTGTTGGGTCGCCTACAAATGGCATACGAAAGACTTCCAATGTTTCTTCAGCAAGGAGTCTCTGAATGGAATAAAGGTTCAATACATCTTGAGAATGGTTCTCGAATTCTAGCGGGCTCAACATCTTCATCATCTATTCGTGGATATGCTTTCAATTTAATTTTTCTTGACGAGTTCGCATTTATTAGTCAAGGGCTAGCAGAAGAATTCTTTTATTCTGTATATCCAACTATATCATCTGGTAATACGTCAAAAGTTATTATTGTATCAACACCAAATGGTATGAATCATTTTTACAAGATGTGGACTGATGCTGTAGAAGGTCGCTCAAATTATGAACATTATGAAGTACATTGGTCAGATGTGCCAGGTAGAGATGATGAATGGAAGAAACAAACGATTGAAAATACGAGTGAAGAACAATTTAGGCAAGAGTTTGAGTGTGAGTTTCTTGGTAGTGCTGGCACTCTTATTTCTCCCAGCAAACTGGCTGAGTTGGCTATAATAGACCCGCTTAGTCGAAAAGAACAATTAGATGTACACAGAGAGACAGAAACTGGACATAATTATTTTATAGCAGTGGATGTAGCAGAGGGGCGAGGCCAAGATTACTCTACGATGAACGTAGTTGACATTACGCAATTACCGTTCCGACAAGTAGCAAAGTATAGGTCAAACACAATCTCTCCTTTACTATTTCCTACTGTTATTCAACAAGTAGCAAACGCATATAATAGGGCAACTGTTTTGATTGAATCAAATGGCCCTGGTGCCGAAGTCGCTAACATACTCCATTATGAATTGGAATATGATAATACAATTAACGAATCGGGGGTACACAATAAACTTGGTCATAAAATGACTAAGAGAGTCAAGGCTATTGGGTGCTCCAATCTTAAAGATTTAATAGAGAACAATAAACTCATAATTAATGACTTAGAAACAATTAGCGAACTATCTCAATTCATTATCAGAGGCAAGTCTTGGCAAGCAGAACCAGGTGGTACCGATGACCTTGTAATGAGCCTGGTACTATTTGCGTGGTTTTCATCTCAAGAATTGTTTAAAGAATTGAATGATATCGATTTAAGACTCAAATTATATGATGGAAAGATGCAAGAAATCGAGGATGACCTAACTCCGTTCGGATTTATTGATGATGGCAATAATGAAGAGGATAAATACGTTGTAGAGGGCGGAGAAGTTTGGCAAACATATAGTTAGTCGAAGTCGATGATTTTATAAATAGTTGCAATGAGTGAGGACTCATCGACTCTCTATTGTAGGGATAATCGATAGGGGAATCAAATCATTACGAATAATTATTTATTAATAGGAGAAAAACGATGGGATTTCAATTAAGCCCAGGCGTCCAAGTCAAAGAGATTGACTTATCAACGTCTATTCCCGCGGTTGCTACCTCTTTAGGTGCTACAGTAGGTCGTTTTACTTGGGGTCCGGCTTTCGAGCCATACTTATGTACCTCAGAAGCCGACCTGGTTAGCGTTTTTGGACAACCAACCAACGACACGTATCCAGCGTTTCTTTCTTCTGCCGCATTCTTGAGTTATGCAAATAGCCTTCAAGTAGTACGAGTTGTAGATTCCGGGGCGATGAATGCCGCGCCATCTGGAAATGTAACTCAAATCACAGGCGCAGAAGATTTTGAAACACAGATGGACTCTGGTACCTTGACAGAAGGCTGGTATGCCCGATATCCTGGTACTTATGGAAATGGCATTAGTGTGGAAACACACGATGGGTCTGCTACTTGGTCTGCTTGGCAATATGCCGGTGCATTCGATGTACAGCCCGATACTGGTAATGACGAAATGGCAGTTGCTGTTATAGTAGACAGCGAAGTTGTTGAGAGTTATCTAGTATCTCCCGTAGAAGGCACTAAGAATGTTGACGGCGGAAATATTTGGGCGCAAGAGAAGATTAACAATGCTTCCAAATTAGTTTGGGTTAATACTCCACAAGTATCTAACACAGGCGCTGTTTCTACTACATTTACTGGTGGAATCGCAGTCTCGGCTGGCGTTCCCGCTCATTGTGATGATGGCGGAAATGACGACCAAGCAACTTGTGAAGGAAACGGTAATACTTGGGTGCTAGAAGTAGCCGCAGGTACTGTAGGCTCTAACGAGTATATGGCTGGGTGGGACAAGTTTGAGAACGCTGATGAAATTAATGTTAGTATATTAATTGCTGGCGGACTTTCAAATGAGAACGAAGCCCAAGTTGCTATCGTATCTAAGTATATGATAGAGCAAGTTGCTGAGAAGAGACTAGACTGCATTGCTGTAGTTTCGCCTCCGAAAGAGAAAGTTGTCAATGTTGGTGGCGCCACAAACGCTGTTAACAATGTAATCGGTTGGAGGACAGATGTTGCGTTTAACTCTGCATCTTCATACGGTACTCTTGATGGTAACTACAAATACGTTTATGACGTTTATTCTGACACTTATCGCTGGATTGGATTCAGTGGTGATATAGCAGGATTGATGGCTCATACTGATAATGTGAGAGATGCTTGGTGGAGTCCAGGTGGTCTTAATCGTGGTCAGATTAAGGGCGTAGTAAAGTTAGCGTATCAGCCTTCATTGGCTCATCGTGACCAATTGTATATGCTTCCTAACGGAATCAATCCAATTGTAACTTTTCCGGGGCAGGGAACTGTACTCTGGGGAGACCGAACTTTGCTAGTCAAACCGAGTGCCTTTGATAGAATCAATGTACGTAGATTGTTCATTATTCTTGAGAAAGCGATTTCAATATCCGCAAAATACTTCTTGTTCGAGTTCAACAATGAATTCACTCGCAAGAATTTCTTGAATATGGTTAATCCATATCTACACGGAATTCAAGCAAGACAGGGAATGTATGATTTCTATGTTCAGTGTGATGCTACAAACAACACACCAGAAGTTATTGATGCTAATCAATTTATTGCGAGTATTTTCATTAAACCAAGCCGGTCTATCAACTTTATCACGCTTAACTTTGTCGCTACAAAGACTGGTGTTGATTTTGCTGAAGTCATCGGCCAAGTATAAGGAGAATGAAAAATGGCTCAATTTAATATTGCAGACTTTAATAATCAATATGACGGTGACTACGCACGTCCTAATATCTTTGAAGTAGATATTAGCAATGTAGGAAATGGTGCCCGAGGGGGCACGAAGATGATGGTAAAGGCAGCCTCTATACCGGCCGCAAGTGTTACGCCGGTTGAAGTACCTTATCAGAATCGTAAGTTGAAAGTGCCTGGCGACAGAACTTTCGTGGACTGGACAGCGACCGTCATTAATGACGAGAGTTATCAAGTTCGTGCAGACTTACTTGCTTGGCAAGCCCAGATAGCTGGATTCCAAGATTTCAAATCAACTATTGGTGTCGGAACGTCACATCGATTGATTACGGTTACTCCGTATGATAGAGATGGCGGGTCTACATCTGGGTTTGAACATCTTTTATATGGATGGCCTTCTGAAGTCGGAGCAATTGACCTCTCTTGGGAAACTACTGATGCTATTCAAGAATATACAGTGACATTCGCTATTTCTTGGGATAACGGTGGAGTTGGTGGAGAAATCGACAAACTCACTAATTAGTAGTTGAAAAATACACTTGTTATTTGAGTATAAATATTAGTATTAATTACTTAACTAACAAAAGAAACGTGATATGGAACTATTTGGTTATAAGATAGAGAAGAAAATTGGCTCGTCTGTGGTGGACAAGGGTACTAAATCCTTTGTTGCTCCAAATCTAGACGATGGTTCTACTGTAATTGACGGTGGAGGTATAAACGCCTTCGCCGTCAATTTCGATACCGCGTTTACGACACAGCAAGACCTAATTGACAAATATCGAAAGATAGCGAGGCATCCTGAAGCCGAATCTGCAATCGATGATATAGTCAATGAGGCAGTTGTACTGGACCCCTATAAGGAACCAGTATCAATTTATCTTGATAAATTGGACACTATTGAGGTGCCCAAGAATATCAAAGATATGATTACTGAAGAATTCGGAATTATCTCTAAGAAATTAGAGTTTAATAGTTCTGGACCTGATATCTTCAGACGATGGTATGAAGATGGAGCAATTCATTATCATATTATTTTTGACAATGATAACATCAAAAAGGGTATCAAAGAATTAAGATATATCGACTCGACTAATATTAAGAAAGTTAAAGAAATTCTTAAAGAAAGAAACAAAGATGGAGTCGAAGTTGTTACTGGGGTAGATGAATATTGGTTATATTCAAAAGAGAGTAGAGGTATAACTCAAACCCTTAAAGTTGCTCTAGAGGCAGTAGCGACTGCTGACTCTGGTTTGTTTGATAAAGAGAAAGAGGTTACTCTTTCATATCTGCATAAAGCAATGAAACCAATTAACCAATTGCGTATGTTAGAAGATGCAATGGTTATTTACAGAATTACTAGAGCGCCTGAAAGAAGGGTGTTCTATATTGATGTTGGTAACTTACCAAAATCAAAAGCGGAACAGTATCTCCGTAACATTATGAACAAGTTCAAGAATAAGATGGTTTATGATGCGAGTACTGGTACCGTTGCTGATGGTAAAGATACAATGTCAATGATGGAAGATTTCTGGCTCCCACGAAAAGAGGGAGGCAGAGGAACAGAAGTAGAGACATTGCCAGGTGGACAAAATCTAGGTGATATGGATGATGTAACATATTTTCAGAAGAAAGTATATCAGGCACTTCACGTTCCGTCTAGTAGAATGGAAACAGACAGTAGTTGGACTTTCTCTAGAGTAGGCGAAATTACAAGAGATGAATTAAAATTTACTAAATATGTAACGAAACTACGAAAGCGTTTTTCTGATTTATTGTATTCGCTATTAAGAACTCAATTACTTGCAAAGGGGGTTATTGATAAAGGTGAGTGGAACGTCTACAAAGAGAATATTAATTTCATCTTTGAAGATGATGGTTATTTCACAGAACTCAAGAAACTTGAGATGATGAAAGAACGAATCGAGATGCTTGACACTATATCAAGTGGAGAGATGATTGGTCGTTATTACTCAATCGAGTGGGTACGAAAAAATGTTCTGATGCAGTCTGAAGAAGATATAGATACATTAGACAAACAAATGGAAACAGAGAAAGCCGCCAAATCTTCTGATGAAGATGGCAAATCTGACGATTATTATTAGGAGATAATTAATTATGATTAACGAAAATCTAGAAAAATTAGTGTCACTGGCACGAGACAAAAAAGCGAGTGCTTTTAAAGATATCTTTACATCTGAAGTTGACGGCCGATTAGCAACAAAAATTGCTGATATGAAACAAAGTCTTGCCAAATCTATGTTCGCAAAGAAAGAAGGGGATTTATCAAGAGAAATTACTGAAGATTCCGATGTAGAACATAAACACGGCGATGTAACTCATTCCCACGCTGATGGTGATAAAGAACATACACACAAATCAGTAGAGCATACACACGATGATGGTACGAAACATTCCCACATTGCTGGCGATGCCGAACACACTCACGAAGGTACTCTACCACCTGCACTTCAAAAAGCAATTGATAAAAAGAAGAAGGGCAAAAAAGATGACGATGATGAAGTAGATGAAGGTAAAGATGGTGGCGAAGGCGACAAAGCAGCCTATCAGAAATACTTTCAAGGAATGCTAAAGAAGTATGGCGTTAAAGACCCGTCAGAATTATCTGGTGATAAGAAGAAAAAGTTTTATGACGAAGTTGACGCCGGATGGAAGGGCGACAATGAAAACGACTGATGCTGAACTAATGAAAACAAAAGAACATCAATTTTTGAATCCTTTTGCTCCATCTTCTATGAGGCCTCTTGGCGAGAAAGTTGAAACTGTACAAGTAGATTATGATATTGACCGGGAAGACCCAAAGAAACACGCAAAACTGTTGAAGAAATATAAAGTAAAAGTTTCAAAGTCGTGGTGGGACCACGGTTCTTATCAAGCAACTGTTAAAGGTACAGAAAAAGATATTAGGGCTTGGATGAAGGCTGCCCCTTATGACAAAGACTATATTGATGACGTTTTTGAAAGTATATAAGGATTAATCTAATGAAAGAAGTCGTTCAAGAAGCGAAAGGCATCGAACACGTTGTCTATCAATTCAAAAGTAAGGGAGATGCCCAGAAAGCCAAGAAGTATTTTGAATCTCAAAAGAAAATGACGTTCTGGTGTAAAGACGAAGGTTCTGGTAAACTTTCTGTTGAAGTAGATTCATCTACTACAGGCGAGAAATATATGGATGACTATCATAATAAAGTTGTCGGTGTATATAAGCCTAAAATATTGTCAAAGGAGGCGGTTGAAATGAAAGAGAAAAAATTTAAACTTCAGAGAGAGGCCGTTAACTTTATTAATACGACCGATAAAAAACTTACTGAAGGCACAGACTTTAAAGGCAGTAAATCTGTCACAATAACAAGAAGCAGTGGCGGCGATGCAGGAATGGTAATTCAACTGACTGACAAAAATAGAAAGTTTATTCAATTGCCAGTTGCAGAAGCAGTTGTTCTAGGTCGAGCGTTGCAAGACAAAAAATTAATGAAAGCGTAGAGGAGAAAAGTAATGGAAAGCAAATGCGACAATCCAAATTGCAAATGTGACCCTTGTACGTGTAACCCGTGTGAGTGTTAGTTATGAGTTTAATTAAATTCAAAGATTACATTACTGAAGCGATGGCAGTCCCAACGCTCATTGATGAAGAAGATTGTGCTATCGTTGAATGGTCTGAAGAGGCTTGGTTTAGTCACACTGTTGCAGAACGAGCCGAACTAGAAGCAGAAGCAGTCAACGGATGGGCAATGTGGCAAATAGGCAGTATCGATGGTGAAGATGAAGATGGCAAGCCAGTTCCTGCAGATGCAAGCGGAATTTATGAAGGCGAAGAGGCTATTAATGAGTATCTTGATGCTTTAGATGAAGAGGAAAAACAGCCCTTTAGTGAAGCAACTGAAACAGATGAATCAAGAGAACTAACGGATGACGAGCGAAAAAAGTTAGAAGCGATTGTTCTATCGCTCAAGAAAAAGGAACAAGATTTTAGGAAAAAGTATGGCGACCAGTGGAAAGAAGTAATGTATGCAACCGCTACGAAGTTGGCCAAAGAAGAAGGCCCCTTAGTTGGTGGACTCACTATTCCTGAAAATGTAGATGCTATAGCAGAAAAATGCTTTTTAGACCTATTTACGGAAACTGATGAAGTTCCCGAATTAGATGAAGATGAGCAAGATGAGGCTTACAAGGCACGTAATACGATGCAACGCCGTAAGACTCAGAAGAATAAAGATAGAATGAAGTTTCGCAATCGGGCACAGAAAATTAAGGCCAAGATTGAACGTAAAAAAGGTGGTAATAAAGTCAAGCGTATCAAGATGAGAAAGAAATGGATGCGTAAAAATAAAGCCAAAATCAAAAACGCTCAAAAGGTTTTTGGTGGCAAAGTAAAGTCTAAATTCACAAAACGATAGGAGATGATACAATGGAATGGTTGAGAGAAAGATGGGCAGAGAGAACTTCTTGGGATGGCGGAGTCTTAATAGGCGTCGGCGTAGTTAGTTTGTTGTTCTCACCCTGGATGACATACGTGGCATATGCCGCGATTGTTTATGGTGTTTGGACACTCATAAAGAAGGAACTGTAACGTAGGAGAAAGTATAATGAGACTAATCTCAGAAGTAACAGAAAAAGTAGAATACATCTCAGAGTCTAATGGCAAAGACCTCTATATTGAGGGTGTGTTTTTACAAGCAGACCTCAAGAATAGAAATGGTCGCCTATACCCTGGTGCTATTATGGATAAAGAGGTTAAGCGTTATACGAAAGAATACATTGACAAGA